TAACTACTTAAATAAAACTTAAATTAGTAATAATAAAGTTATAATATAAGAATTGATTAAGTAGTTAATAAATTTAGGATATGAATTCAAAATTTTAATCAAACAATCTAGTTCTTATAATAAGAAATATATTAAATTTAATTCTTTATTTGTTTTAATTATTTTAATATATTGCTTACAGCAAAAACTAAAAATCAATCCTTATTTTATTAACAACTTAATTTAATCTTAAGCAATTAAACAAACAAGATAGTATATCTGTAAGATAAGATTTCTTAATTCTTTAAGTTTCGTTTAAGTAGTTAATAAAAATAAGATAGAAAATTAAATTTTATATAAATTCTCTATAATAGAATATCAATTAAATTCAATAAATTTAAATTTCTAATTTGGTATGTAGTTTTTATTAACTACTTAAAATAAACTTAAATATAATAATTAATTATAGAGATTAAGAATAGATTAAGTTGTTAATAAAATATAGATACGAATTCAAATTTTTAATATACTAATATGTTTCTATTATATAGATTAATATAAATTCATTTTCTTATTCTTTTTAATATTATTGCCTACGGCAAAAAAATTAAAAACATATCCTAAATTTATTAACAACTTAAATAAACCTTAAAGAAAATGAAATATCGTGCAAGTCGTGTATATGTTTAAGATTAGTTTAAGTAGTTAATAAATTTAGGATTAAAAATTAAATTCTGAATTTATTTGATATTCTTATTATAAGAATTTAATTAAAAATTTAAATTCATATGCAGTTTTTATTAACTACTTAATAAATTCTTAAATTAAGAATAGTTTAAGTAGATAATAAAATTCAGATTTATAATCTACCTAGTATTAATTTTTGAATAAATGTAGTGCCTGATACAATTTTATCAACTACTTTAAGAATTATATAATTCCCTGACAAAGATGTGTCGCCTTTGTCTTGTGATTCTTTAACGTTGATATTTCCTGAAATCTTAAGTTCAATAATATTGTATTGATTAGATTGTGTAAAATCGCCTGATACTATTATTTCAAGTCCTGATTCTCTTACAAAGTTTTTAAATGTATCAGCATATAGTGAATTATCATCAAGGTATTCTTTAGTTGTGTATCTTACACCTGATGTTTCTTGTGCTTTAGGAGTAGATTTAGATATTTGGATATCTGAACTAATATCACTTAAATTCTGTTGAAATTTATCCATAGTTTTTGTAGCAGGATTATAAACTAAACAAATAGTCTTAGGTTGAAATCTATTTGATGAATTTAGTTGTTTATATTCAAATATCTTATATTGGTAAAATGTATTATTAGTTTTATCAATGTATCTATATTTTTGTTTAGATAGATTAGAAACTTTTAAATTTCGTGCGGATTTGACATTTATTGAATCTCTTGTTTGATATACAATAAATCCTTCACGCTCTAAATCATTAGTGATAAAATCAAGAAAAGACACGCTAGGATTTACTGAATATAATGCACGCTCTTTCGATTGTTCTATATTTATTTTTAATTTATCTTTTGTTATATATTCATTAACTTCTTGTAAAAACTCTTGAAATATATCAGAAATTTTAACAGAATTGTAAGATTTAGCCTTAAATATATTATCTAATTTATATGATATTATATCTCTAATTGAGTATTGAAGTAATGTTTTATTGCCTTGTTTTATAGTATTTTTACCTGTAATAATAAATGTTCTGTAATACTCTTTTTGAAATAAATCTTTAAAATATAATTGAATTTCAACATCTGAACCTAATTCTAAAGCATTATTAATATCGGCTATATCATCAATTATAATATATCCTTCAATATCTACACCTGAATAAGAAATCTCAATATTTTTAAGTAATAATTGATTTAAATTTATTGATTTATTAGATTTTTTATCTGTTAAAATTCCTTTAACTGCTGATATTTGTGAATTGACTGATAATGCTTCAAATCCCATTTATAATATCCTAATTTTGAAATCCGTTATTAATTCTTGCTGAACTATTAAATATCTTTAAGAAATCTTGAATTCTCTCTTGTCTTAATAATTTAATTGTTCTATTAATTTCATTTTGTTTATTTAATTTTTCTTTTAATATATTGAATAATCTAAGTTTTGTTTCATCTGTATATTTACCTGAATAAGGGTCATATTTATCTCTACTGAAATAATTTTCTGTAATATTTTCGGCAAGATTATATATTAAATCAAAATCAAAAGGAAGTGAAAATAGTGGGTCTAAATGATTAATTAATAATATAATATCCCAATAGTTCTCATTATTATAGTATCTATATGATATTTCTTCTAGTAATGAATTATTATCTATATTAACAAAAAATACATTATCCCTATCATTAAGAAATTCAGATAATTCTTTATTTTCTATAATAAATCTTAAATCTAGTGAAGTATAATCACGAACTTGATAATCTTTAATATCTTTATAATTCTTATATACAGGCGAATTATAATCTTCATATTTAGAATCATCTAAATTTTCAAAATAATCAAAATCTGATACTGCATTTTTTAATTGTTCTCTATCATTTTTATATATCATTTAATAATCCTATTTCTCAGGAATTTTAGTATATGAACCATAATCAACATTATCCCAATCATCGAAATCAATAGCCCTATATTCAGCAAAAGTTAATTGAAGTGATACATATTTAGGCATTCCGTCTAAAGTTGTATCAACATATCCGCCTGCGGAATAGTTTGTATTAACTTCTTGTAAAACACAAGGCAAAGCATTAATCATCTTATTTAATTGCGGATTGCCAAATTCTATACAGAAAAATCTAGGTTGAGTCATTAAGAAACTTGCTGTAACTTTAGGCGATGAATATTTTTTAAGAGTTAATATAATATTAACCATATCTTCCGCTTCTTTTTTAGAATTAGGAATTAAGTTAAATGTAAAAGTAAATGTTCTAGGTGCTGAACCCCTGTAATTTTGGAAGAAATCAGGATTTAATAAGTTTCTTTGCTTTCCTAAAGAACCTGCTAATTTTGCATTAAAATCGCCAAGCATTGCTTTTGTTGCACCTGTTATTGAATTTGCTGTTTTTTTAAATTTGTTTGAAGCAGTATTTTTAACTATATTATCTTTATCAGTGTCTAAATCCATTTTATCGCCTGCTAAAGCACCAATTATTCCATTTTCTACTCCATAATCGTGTGAATAGACGTCTGATAATTCATTAGGAATAGGTAATACAATACTAAATTCAAATTTAGCATTTAATCTTTTCATCTCTCTTACTAAATTTCCATATTGATTAATTGCTTCTGATGTTTTATTTACTGCACCATCTTGTTTAGAAATTTTATCATTTTTCTCTTGAATTTCTTTTGTAAATTGTTCTATTTTTTCGCCTGAATTGTCAAATACTGATAATAATGTTTGAGATTCAAATATTTTTAAAGTTACTTTTCTCAATGCAAATTCTTCATTTGCCATAGTTACAGGAAAATACATATATGTTGGTGCAGAATTTGAAGCATTTACAGAATTCTTAGTTGCTTGATTTGTAACTGATATAGGCATTTTCTTTTATATCCTTAAATTATTAATATGAAAATGAATCTGATAAATTCATTGAAGGTTTATCACTACTATTTACATTAACATTTGTATCAGAATTACCATAATTGACAACAGTTATAGTTTGGATAGGTTTGTCAATATTTGGTAAATTTCTTTCTTGTTTTTCTATATTATCAGAATTTATATTTGCTTGATTTTGTTGTATAGTTTTATTCATATCATTTATTAAATCTTGTTTATCTAATTTTTCTATTCTTTCAACTTCATCATTAATTTCATCTGAATATGGTGTTTTAATAGAATCTAAACTTGTTTTATCTTGTTTAATTGATGATATAGAACCTTCAATTGATTTATTAAAATCTTTATACGCTTCATTAAATTCATCAGGCAACATTCCTGCGTCTTTTGCTAATAATGCACTATCTAATCCTATACTTGCTAAAGTTCCTAATCCAGGAAAACTGCCTGCTATACCACTTAAAACTTCAACAACTGCACCTGTAAAATCGCCTGCTAATAATCTATCTGCTCCAAATGCTAAACCTGCAATAAGGCTAACACCTGGAATTTTCTTACTGACTGCTTTTATAATTTTAAGTGTTTTAGGTGGTATTATATTTGTAATATATTTTAATACTTTTTCAGTCATAAAAGAAGTTGCTTTATCTTTTAATAAATTTAATCCTGCTTTAGCATTATTATATTGCTTACTAGCAAAATTTGCCACATCATCTGCTGTCTTAACAATAAAATCTTTTGAATAATTATAACCTTTTACAATATCATCAGTTAATTTACCACTTGCAACATAATCATAACCTTTTTTGGTATATTTAACTGCTGTATCTGCTAATTTACTAAAAAATCCTTGTTCTTTAACAGGTGCTGTTGGCACTGCTTTTGGAGTGTTAATATTTGTAACAGGTTTAACACTTTTAATCGGTTCTACTTTAGGTTTAGGTGTTTCAACTTTTGGTGCAGGTGTGCTAGGTTTATTAAATTTTGCTTTAATATCATCAATTGTTTTAGATAATGTTGCTTTAGTATTATCAATAAGTGTTCCTAATGATTTAAACTTAGATTCAGCAAATTGTTTAAAACTTTGAAATGAACTCTTAAGTCCATTGATGTCAAACTTATTAATATACTTATATAGAGATTTAGATAAATCTGCTATTTTTGTTGGCAAAGTTCCTAAAGATGTTATAAATTTAGGCAATTTAGGATTAAAGAAAAATTTTAAAGGTTTAAATACAGATTTTAATAATTTAGAACCTAGCCAAGCAGTAGCACCACCTTTTAAGAAATCGCCTATTCCTAATCCACCTGAACTGCCTATACTAGATTTAACCTTTTTAACAATAGTTTTCATTACTCCTGCACCAATTAATGCACCGCCTAATTGTGCTTTATGTAATGAAATATTAGTGTTTTGCTCGTCAAACGAATCTTTATAATAATCATCTATTGTTTCTTGAATTTTCTTATTAATTTCATAATGTTTTTTAAGTAAAGGTGTATTATCAGCAGTAGGATTTAATTTTATTATAGTATTTAATTGTTCTTGTGAATTTGCTATTTTATCTATAATACTAGGAAATAAATCTAAATTTGATTGTTTATTTTCTTGATGACCTTGATTGTTATTATCATCATCTGTTTGTTTAGATTTTCTAGGTGTTTCATCGTCTTCATCGTCATCAATTTCATCATCATCTATCATAGGTGTATTAAGACCAAAAAATCCTGATATACCACTTGCTAATAATCCACCACCCATTAATAGAGTTTGCATAGATTCTGAATTAAATCCGTCTAAACCTTTTGAACCAAATAAGAAATTTGATACAGAATTGCCTATACTATTACCTATATTACTAAATATATTTCCTGTATCACTAGGCGATTCTTTTTCATTTATATTATCGCCAATAGGTGCAGTAGGAATAGTTGATTTATTATCTGCTATATATGTATTAGAAAATTCAGGATTTGCTATTTTTCCTTGAAACTTTTTAGGTAAATAGGATAAAGTTTCATCGTTTGAGCCTGCTTTTGAACCTAATTTATAATATTGCATTATATCAGTTCCGTAAGCGTCTTTAAAACCTTTACCTTCTAAGAAAAGTTTTTTAGTATTTCTGAATCCACCTAAGTGTGAAGCCATTAACTTACCACTTAAATCACTTTCATCAGTATATCCAATACTTTTAGAAATTTGATTATAGTTAGATTTAAGCAATTTATCCATTGCTTGTTCTTGATATTCAACATTATTTAAGAATGCTTGCTTACCGCCTTTAATAGTCCAATTGCTATCATCTGCTAAGAAGTCATTTTGCCAACCACTATATCTTTGTCCCCTTTTAGGAAGTTTTGATTTATCTATAAATCCTGTATCAGCAAGTGCTTCTGCACCAAATTGATACTTTCCCATAAAACCTAAAGAATTTACTGAAAATTGATTTCCCCCTGATTCTCTATATGCAATAATATTTTTTAGGTTCTGATAGGTGTCGTTTGACATTCCAATGGTATTGTTTAAATCTGTCTTATTACTCATAAGACTATTTATTTAAAAATTATTATATAAATTAAGTTAATAATATATTATCCACCTGCATAAACATTTGGGCTTGACGTTTGCACTACGCCACCACAATCTATTGGGTCGCCAATTCTCATAATATCTAAATTATTAACAAATACAGTTTCTGAACCTGATTTACCAAATCTAGGGTGTGGCGGACTCGGACTAGGACTAGGGTGTGGCTGAACTGCGTCTGTTTTTCTAAATGTAGGTAAATTATTTGTAATAACATTATCAGAACCCTGAATTACAGGACTAGGTATAAAAGAATCGTGTCCGCTACAAATATCGTGAAGTCTAGCAACAGGTGGCATTAATCAATATCCCTACTTACATCAAAAACATTCATAATTTTATCAATATTTATTTCAAAAAGATTATTATCTTGAATTTGATTAAATATTAATCTCATTGCGTCCTTTTCATCTTCTTTATCAATAGGATTTTTTAATATAAAAGTTAGTGTCTGATTGGTATTATCAGATATACATAAATATTTTGATTCATTAAAATAAACCTTAACAATAGAATTGGTATTGATTATTGTATTATCAATTAATTTTAACATTTTTAAACTCCTTACTATAATCTATATTATACTTATCTAAGTAATAATCAAAATTTTTTAAATCATCATTTGCAATATCTCGTGAAACTTCTACCATCAATTTACACAAATTATCATATAAATCATTATAATTCATATATTTTAGATTTATTTCTTTATATTCACGTTTCTTTATATGCTCGGCAAAATCTTTTAGATGTGTATAATCATCCATTCTTTTGAACCAAATTTCATCATAATAATAGCGATAATCTAATTTAATTCTTAAATCCATCTTTAAAATATCAATAGCATATAAACATTCATTAATAGATTCTAAGATTTCTTTGCTATCAGATTTTTCAAAACAACACAATTCTATTATATTTTTACATATTTGATAACCTAAATCAGAACATTTATTTAAAATTAATTTTCTTCTATATGCCAAGTCAAATAAATCAGTTTCAATAATTTTATCTAATAAAAAATCTATAATTTTCATTTTTATGCTCCTTACTTATATATAGTCAATTTCAAATTCATCAAACAACGATTTAGTCAATGTAAAGAAATTTTTAGATATCAACCTTGATAACTCTCTTGATAATCTAGTTAATTGTGAATACACTTTAGAGATTTTTAAATTTTTTCTTGGCAAGACATCTTTATACATTGCCTTAACTTCCAAAAATAAGTCTTCAAATTTATCTAAATCAGACATTTCATTAGCCCAAATATATTTAAAATAATCATCTTCAGGAAGTCTTTTATTTTTGTTAAATGTTAATTCTTGTATATCATCAATCCAACCATCTAAAGAAATAAAATGTTTCTTAATATCATCAGGATTGTTAAAACAACTTAATTTTACAAAGTGAATTCTTATTTGATTAGAAATATCTTCTGTAAAATCTATAATTGCTTTTCTCTCGCCTTTTTCTTCTAATACTTCTGATTTTAATAAAAAATCAGAAAATGATTTAAACTCTTTGTGTTCTGTATTCATCTTAAACTCCTATAATTTTTAAGTATTATATAATATAAATCTTAATTGAAGTTTAAATTTTTAAACTCTAGGTGTATCTCTAAAATTTATCCAACGTGATAAATCTCTTAATTTTGGTCGTTTTGTTCTGATAGTATCATAATCAGTAATAGGTTGTCTTTTAATGTTAAATGGACTAAATTTACTTAAATAATCAAAAGTAAATATAGCAGTATCAATATTATTATTTCTTATTAATAATATAAGAAAAGATTTTTTTAATAAACCAAAATAATATAAATCATCTGTTTTATCTTTATTGAAATATCCTATATCAGTTATTAAACCTGAACCTTCACTAATTAATTCTTGATAATTAATCACACGCTCTTTAGGTGGTCTGCCTGAATAGAAAATTCTTTGTGTTTCATCAGTGTTACCAAACCAACTAGGAATAGTATCAATTTTATCATAATTTTGATGAAAATGCGTAATACCTGATATTTCTTGATTTTTGAAATATTGATTAAAATCACAATATTTAAAATCTGAATTCTTAAAATATTCTAATAAAATTTTATTTTTTGGATAATAATTAGGTATTTCTGAAATATCAAAGAATTTATATTTAAGATATAATTTATTATTATTAGGGATATTAATATCAGTGCCTGCATAATTAGGCAAAAATATAATATTTCCTACTAATCTACCTGTTTTATCGGCTCTATCAAAATCATTACCCTTTATATCTCTTGTGATATTCTGCAACTGATAGGGAAATAATTGTTCTAGTTGTGCTAAATTATTATACTTAAATTCAGCCTTCTCGTTGCCTGTATAAGTCGTTCCTTGTGTGCCTGATGTATTATTACCTGTTGAACCTGAATTGCTTACAATACGCTCTAATTTAATTCTAAAGAGTATATTTACACTAAACTTAAAACAATATTCATATCCTGCATATCTACCATTTTTATAAAAATTAGCACCACTAAATTTAAGTTGTTCTCGTTCATTAATAGTTACAGGTTCTGTCTGTTCGTTAAATGATTTAATAAATCCACGTAAATTTAAATCATTATTAATAATCAATCCATTAGGAAATCCATCATCTAAGAAAACTTTTGCTATTTCTATATTGCTTGATTTATTAATGCTTAAATCATACTTAAATTCAGTTTCTTCTAAAGTGTGGTATCTGTGAGCGGATTCAGGATTATCAAGATTTGCTATATTTTTAAGCAATAAATGATTTCCTGTAAATCCGATATAGCCTTTAGTTGTGTTATCAGTATTGGTGGTATTATCAGGCAAGATTTAAACCTTTTAAACTTTAAAATATAGGTGTATCAAAATATTTGTTTAAATTGTGTTTATAATCTGTTAAACTTAATAAAAACTCTTTATTATGTTTTTTAAATATATTAATAGTAAGTCTATCATCTGAAGACTCCATTAATATAGTAACAATAACTGCTAAACCATTAATTTTAGATTCTAATTGCATATTTACTCCATATTACTCAAACTACTCGAATACATAATAAATAGTTTCAAATTCATTACTATATGGAAATTGAAACTGCGTCATAAATTTATTTATTACACTTATATTAAGTTTTTTATTTGTTCTTAAATTATTTCTTTTAAGAATTTCACTTAATCCTATGCAAAAACAAATACCTATTTTATGTGAATTAAATTCTTTTATATTTTTATTTCTTGATTTATATGTAGTATTTGTTTTATCTATAATAAAATTCTCTTTATTTTGCATATACAGATTATATAATTTATTATATTCTAAATCTACCAAATCTTGATTAACATCATCAAATGCTTTATTATAATCATCTGTATTAGATAGTTTCATAATTATATCATCTCTTGAAATTACTTTGAAATCATTAAATTTAGTCAATTCTTTGATATATGTTGATTTGCCTGAATTTGGTATTCCTATCATATAAAGTATTTTATTATCAAATTTAGGCTCAAATTCAAACTTCTCTTTAAATTTATTAATATCGTGAATTATAGGGTCTTTTGCAGGTGTTCTGCCAAGTGAATCACATCTATGAATTTTAACTAAATCATTATATTCAGCACGTGTATATCTTGATACTAATTTTTTAATTCCTAATGAATAAGGGTCTGCGTGTCTTTGAATTAATGATAATATTCTTAATAAATCAAATCTTGAAATTTCAAAGTTAAAATTATTAATCAAATATTTAATAACATCGTATGCTACAAATACTGAATAAGATTCGTGACCCCTAAAATATGTTTTGCCTGATTCAGGTTCATAAACTTTGCAAAATGGCTTACCGACATCGTGCAAGAAACAAGCAATATGTAGAATTTCATCATCAGGATATAATAACTCTGCTTGCTCTTTAACTAGATTAAGGTGTGTTAAAAATGAACCTTCTTGATGATAAGGATTGTCAATTCCGTGATTATCTTGTAGTAAATCATAAAGATTATCTTGATTTAATTCAGGATAATTAATATTCTTAAATGCTTCTATAATTTGATTATAAAGTTCTGTTTTCATCGTAACTCCTATATCCTTTCTTTAAAATAGAATTATACTAAGTCTTTTCTTAAAACTAACTTACAGATTTGATGAATTCTTTTATAAACTTCTTTTCTTATATCATCAGAACTTACAGATAAATCAAAATCATCTTTATGTGTTTCCTTTAGCATATTACATAAAAAATTAAAAACTTCTCTTTCTGAACTATAATTGATAATAGTTTTAAATAACAAATCTTCTGTAATTTTAAAATTAATTCTTTCGGCTCTGTAAATATGTGATGTTAAATTCTTAAGAATTTTCATTTTATTATATAATAATTCTGTTTTTGTTAAACTATCAGGATTCGCATATAATAATTCTATTGTGTTTGGTAATAGATTTCTTGAATCTTTTTCGATTAAATCTAAAATTTTTGATTTCTCGCATAAATCTTTAACTATTTTTAATCTTATAATTTTAGATATTATATAATCTTTAATACTCATATTATCTATCCCTTTGTATATTTTGAGTTTTACAAATATTATAATCTAAAGTTCTTTTTATCGTGTCCTGTTTAGTTGTAGGCATTAACATTGTTGTTTTACCATTAAAAATAGGTATAAATGATGTTGATAAAGTGCCTAAATCTTCATAATAATATGAATAATTATCTTCACAATAATATGTAATTCCATTAATTGTTATATTTTCTGTATTATAAACAATAAAAATAACATAAACAATTAAACCAAAGATTAACGCTGTTGCAAAAATCATTAATTTTTCAAAAACACCCATACTTCCCATCTTAACTTCTTATCAATTTCTTTTAATATAAAATTTCATCTACTATATAAGAATCAATAAATCCTATTTTCTTAATGTTTAATGGTATTGTTATCATTTCAGGTTCAATATAAATGACACATTTACACGGATTAATTGTTTGTATTTTCAATTTATCAGTTTCTTTTATTTCTGCTAAATGAAAATTATCATTTAATTCATTAAATCCTAAATTGTTTAATCTGTTTATAAAATCTTTTATCATATTAAACTTCTTAATCGTGATATTTTGCAAAATTATCAGGATTTAAATAATCTCTGATATCGTTAAATTTATGCTCTAGCATATCATTAACAACCTTAGTCATAACTTTAACAATTTCATCATACAATATATCATAATCAATATTTGGATATAATTTAACTCTTTTATATTTTGTATTTTTAAGTTCTAAAGCAATTTCTTTTATTTTATCGCCTGAATCCAACCAACCATTCCATAATAATTCGTAAAGTAAATCAAAATTTACTTTACCTTGCTTTAATGTATATCCTTGCTTAGGTTTTATCCAAGAATTTAAGCCCCTGAAGTGTCCGTTTAAATCATCAGGATTATCAAAACAACAAATTTTTACAAGATGTTCGCCGATTTTTCTATCGTGTTCTGAAACTTTATAAATATAGGCTACTCTTGAATATGCCATTTCATTTACTGATTTTAGTTCTTTATCTATTTCTTTTTTAAATTCTATTTTCTTTTCTGACGACATATTAAGATAAAACTTCTCAAAAAATTTCATTTTATTCCCCTTATTTAATCTCTTTTATTAAAGTTCTGATGTGAAGTCTTTGAACTCCGTGTCCGCCTGCTAATATACTTTGAACTTTAACCAACCCATTTTGTCCTGTTACTACTCCATTTAAAACTATTTCATTGTTTCCTGATGTAGTTGTTAAATCTGATAAATCTATTATATTTCCTACTTTTGATGAAACTTTATTTAAAAGATTTGTAAATAGAGTTAATGATTGTTTAGTGCATTTATCTATAAAATATTGATTATTACTTCTAAATCTTATAACTTCATCTATTATAGATTTGTTGTATTTGTCTATTAAATAACCTGATATTTCCATTGTTTTGCTTGGATTTTCTGCTTTTAATGTATTATATTCTTCTCTAATATCTGCAACTAATTCTAAAGTATCTTTGATTAGTAATTCTCTATAAATTGCTTCAAACTCTGCTAGTTCTTTTGGTAGTTCTGTAACTATTTTCATCTTTTGCTCCTTGTTTTCCTTTGTTATGTGAGAATTATAACATTAAAATACTTAAGAATACCTTAGAGAATTATTAATCTAAACTTAAATTATATCAATCATCTAATTCTGCCATATCCTGATTAAATTTCAACTCAAACAGACTATCTGCATTACGCTCAATATATTTTAAAATCTCTTGTTCTATTTGATTATCATCGGTAACGCCGTAACATCTCATTAATAAACTAAAATCAGGATTATTTCTGTTTTGAATAGCAAATGATTTTCTATCTAGTGAATAATCAAATTCTTTTATATATTTTTGATAATAATTTATTTTATTAATTACTTGTGAATTAAATTCTGAAATTACAGAATATTTAGTTCCTTGTAAATTTGCTATATAATCATCAATAGTTTCATTAATAATCATATTAACTAATTCTTTTTTAGTTGGATTATTAGTCAATAATTTATGCTTTCTTAGATATTCTAGGGTCTTAAATTTAACTATTGTTGAATCTGTAAAATATACAACAAATCCTTCAATATCATCAGTTGAATTTTCAACTATATCTAAGATTTCGTCTAATGTTAAATTTACTGATTTAACTATAAATTTGGAATCTAAATCAATATCATTCAAATCTACAAATTTACCTTCTAAATCTCTAACTTGAATTAATCTTAATGTATCTACATTATAATTAACAACTATTTGATTATTATAAGAGATATATTCAAATAATAAATTATAATTATCTACATTTTTATTGATAAAATCAAATAATTCAGGTGTATTTAAATAAATTCTTTGTGCTTCTAATGCTTGTGAAGTTTCAAATGAAGTTTTAGATTTAGCAACAATATCATTGTTTGGAAGTCTTATAAATTGAATTAAAGAGCCGTCTAATTTTTCATAAACTTTTGATATTGTCTTAGTTTTAATGATATTTAATTGTGTTTCATCAGTTTGATTTAAGTTGAAAAATTTAGGAACAGAATAATAGAATCTTAAGGGTTTATTATTTTGATAAACAACTGAACTTCCACGCAATTCATAAGCGTTGTGAACTTTAAAATTGTTAAAATCTGTATATCTGTAAGAGTAAATATCAACTCTTGTTTTTGATATAGTTTTTGAAGATTTAGTAAATCCGATATTAAGATTTACTATATTATCATAATTTTGAATTTGATTTGATAACATTGATAGTTCAGCCATTTTGTGTTCCTTTTAATATATTGTTTGGCTGAATTATAATGTTTGAATGCTTAAAGGATTATTAAATATAGATTTATACTAACCATCTATCTAGTGCAAGGTTAAAATTTTTATCATCTACATAACGCAATACTGCTGTTACAAACGGTTTAAGTTTTAATTTATCTAGGTATAACAATACTTCTTTACTTCTATCGGCTTTTGTAGGATTATTAATAGACCCATAAAATTCATAATTTTTTCCATTTTCTGTATATATACAAGGAAATGAAGTAGAATTGATAATTCTAGCAAATATTGAATTCCATTGAAGAGTCTCTTTCATATTATCTATTAATTTCTTTTCTTCTTCTGTATATCGTAAATATGGCTTAATATTTGAATTTTTATATGCAACAGGGTCTAAATATCTTCCTATTTTATAACCCAATCCTACTCTTCCTGTAAAAGGACTCGTATATTTAGGCGTTATTATAGATATATATAAAATTATTTTTTTAAATTCAGGGTCTAATGCAAGAAAAATATATCTTTCATATCCTTTTGTTTCAGTTACACCAAGATAAACTTCTTTATAATCATAAAAACTTTTAGGACCATATATAATAGGTTTATTATTATAATATTCACAAACAACTTCATTATTGGTGTCAGTTCGTCTTTGTAATCTAAACTCTTGATACCAATTTCTTTCTTGTTCTGTTAAGACATCAAAATCAGGTAAATTATCATCATCTGCATTATAATTAATTTCACTCATATAATCAAAAAAATCTAACCATTTAACTAAAGTGCATAATTGTCCGTTCTTGCCTGAAGTAGTCACTTCAGCAAAGGGTTCAGTATTTCTACCAAAACTTAAAAATGTTTTACCTTCTTTTTTAATCATTTCAATGGCTGTTTTGTTTATATCATTTAAGCAAAGATTTCTAAACTCATTAAGATAATCTGCAATAGGCTCACCACCACCATACATTTTAGTCATTGAACTCAAAACTTTACGTTGATATTTTGTAAATTTAAGTAATGGATTGTCACCTTCTTCAGCAGGTCTTTTCATAAATCCATAAATCATATTTTTGTCCTTATTTTCCTTGTTAATCTTTTTATTATTTTTCTTGTTTTTATGTTTTCTTATATATTTTACTATTAAAATTACAATTATTATCAATATTAAAATACTTATAATACTTAATATTATCATTTTTCTAAATTCTTGATAATAATATTTCAGATTCTGAAAATACATAATAACTAAAATATTCTGTATCATTTAACTTATCTAATACAGGTAACGTAACAGTTGATTTTATATTAGAATCATATCCATTAATCTTTTTAGCACCTATAACTTTAATAATTCCTGATTGACCTATTGTTGGAGAATCTATAATAAGTTTATTTGGTGTATCTGTAAATGTTAAAACAAAATTATTAAATTGTTTATTTAAATCAGTAATTCCTAAAGATACAGTATTTGTTTTATCAGTAAAAGTATATGCAGGCGATGTATATGATTGAGTTTTTAGAACTAAATTATTAATATTTCCACCTGAAATCATTGCCATTTGTGCCATAAATTGTATTGGAAACTGCTCGCCAAAATATTTAGATGTAATATAATCTTCGTCAGGGTCGCCTATTGCTGAATTATCTTTTTGTAATGTTCCTTTAACTTTAATATTAGGTTTAAAAGTCAATGAATTATTAGGCATATCAAAATCATAATAATCATCTAAAGAACCTTTAATATTATTTAATTGAATTTCTAATGCTGTAATTTTATTTCTTAATGTTTCTATTGTTTTTTCTTTTACTAAACTATCATCAGGTGCAGAATTTACTAATCCTAAAATAGGTATTGGTCTTGTTATTTTATCAAATGTTACGCAGTTTCCTGTTAATTGTCCGTATTCATTATTTCCCCAGCCATACAATCTTCCATTATTAAACAAAACTTGAATATAAATTTTAGATTCAAATCCATTAATTGTTACTTGTTTTAATCCACCGTTAATTTCTTCAGTCATTTCTAAATTTATTTTTTCAAATCTTGACCTATTTACACAATCGCCTAAACCTAATTGTCCGTTTTGATTATATCCTGTTGAGTAAAAATAAAAACTATCTGTTCTTTTATCTTTTACTAATATTAAAGTTCCTTGAAAATATAATCCATTTTCGCCACATATAGACCATACTTCTCTAACTTCAAGATTTTCATTTAATGGAATTTGTTGAATTGTATCATATTGTTGTTGTCCGTTAATTGTTTTAACTTCTAGTCCTAATTGTCCGAAATGATTAAATCCAACACCAAACAATTTACCTGATTGTGTAACAAAAAATGTAGTATTAGAATAGAAAAAATTATAAAAATTAACAATAGGGTCATTATCAATATCATAATTAAAATCTGTTTTTGTTAATTGTTTAGGTGTTAAAATATCATTTCTATTATTAAATCCTGTTCCATAAATTCCTGCTCCCCACGTATATATTTTTTTATTTGAACTAAATGCAACACATTTATATGTAAAATAAGCAGTTCCATTATAATTAAAACTTGGCGAAACTTCAAATTTTGTAATTTTATCATTATTTGGTATTTGAAGTTTTTGAAATACAGTTGTATTATTTTTGTGTCCTAAACCTAAGTTGCCATAAGCATTATATCCACAAGAATATAAATAACCTTTTTCTGTAAGAACATAAGAACAACTTGTAACTGCATATGCACTTACTATTTCATCGCCTGCTTCTAAAAATGTAGTAGGAATTTTAGTTGTAACTTTAACTTCATTTGCGTGACCTAATCCTAATGAACCATATGAATTTATACCATATCCTGATAATGTTCCGTCATTATGAACTATCAACATATTTGTATTAGAACGTTCTTTTCCTAATGAAGTTCTTGAATAATTGCGGACATTTTCGGCTAGTTTATAAGCAGTTATACCTAATGCAGTTTTAGATTCAAATGTAGTTCTATAATTACTATTATAACCTATTGCATATAAATTGTCATTACAAAGTAAATAAATAGTGTCTTGTTCTGTATCAACTTGACTAATAGCAATAAATGTTTCACCAAATTCTTTTAAAACATCAAGTGGAATTTTAATAAATGGTGTAACGTGCATATTAGGTTTTGTAATTTCTAAATTGCCTGCTTCTTGATGACCCCAAAATATCAATTCATCAGAATCATTAAGTGCTACTGAAAAAGAAGTTCCACGTGTTCTTTGATTATTTGGTAATAGTTTTATTTTACCAAAAGGACTATCTGTTTTTCTTGATACATATAGATGATTTTCATATAATCTTGTATCAATATTTTCCCATCTTAAAGTATCTTTATTATAATATTTAATTTTATTCATTAATTTAATCCTTAAATCCAATTGTTTGCTTTTTTTAAATATGTATATACATATTCACAAAATGTTGTAGTAAATATAAAAAAATTTGTTACGTTAAATGGATTGTCACTCTTAAGAGTAACAGAAGTTCTTGTAATATTTTCGACTGAATATAATGTTGAACCTTTATAAGTATAGCCACCTCGACTATAAAAATCATTATTAAAAAATAAAGTTATTCTATGTTTATTATCAGAACATAAATGTGAATAATACCTTCCTTTAAATGAAACCCAATATCTTGAAGAAGCAATATCATCATCAGCATATGAATTATTATAATAACTAAACAATGTTGGTGTTTTTTCTTCATTTTTCTTTACTAATTCAAGTTTTAAATTGCCTATCAGAATAGGATTATTTGAATTTGTTTTTGAAAATTTGTTTGTGTTGTCTTTTGGTGTAATTTCAATTGCTAAAACTAATTGATAAAAAGAACTTGTTGATGTATATGCCTTTAATTTTATATTTTCAAAAACATTATAATTAATTTTTATTGGTGTCTTTCCTGTATTATCAATATATTCTTTATCTAATTTAACTTTTTCAGATTCAGTAAATCTTTTTGATGTATAATCATAATTATACAATAAATATATATTATAATCAAAATCTAAATCTTTTTGCTTAATTATGCCTGAAACCACCAAATCTAAATTATTTTCTTTTTGTTGTGATATAATTGTATTTAAATGTAATAAACTTTGATATAAAAATATTTTTTCTTTTTTAACAATAGAAATATTTTTTATTTTTAAATATTTTGGAACTAAAATAATATCATTATTGGATTCATCATCAATATTTTTAGACACAGAACATTCTATTTTATTATTTGAACCCCAATCATCAAAAGTCATATTCCACCCATCTATTCCAAAATATCTATCATCAAAATCAAAAGAAGTTGATGAATCACTCCAATAAGTATTATTAGATAAACCATCAATTAATTCGCCATTTTTTCTTGCAGTTCTACAAAAACTAAAATCGCCATTAAGTAACAAATTTGGTCTAGGTTGTGAAACAATTGAAGCAGTTGCAGAACCTGAATTTTGTTTATTTAATAGTTTTTTTAACTCTTGAATTTGATTTTGTAAAGTTTCAATTTTATTATAATTAGAATCATTATATTTTTTTAAATCTTCAATTGATTTGCCAATAGTGTCAGCAGGTGAATCTTCTTCTTTAATCCAAAATACATTTTTATCAGTTGGCTCTGTTTGTGATACAACATATACAGGTTTATTAGAACTCGAAACTTCTGTTTTTAATGCAAAAGTTGATTTATCTGTATTATAATCACTAATATTTAATTTTTTAGATAATTCTGTATTAATAATATTTCTATCATAATAATCTTTCTTAAGTGCATATTGAGAATAATTAACACCACCCAACAAATCTGCGTCTAATCCTGAACCTTTACCATCAACTGTTAAAATTTTAGCAAGTAATTGCTGTGGAGTTTCTTGACTTCCCCCTGATATTTCGGTAAATATACCTGATTTTTCTATTAAAATTTTACCCATTAAATAATCCTTAATCCCTTATTCAATTAATCTACTAATATATGTAATTTATCAGTATCAGATAATTTTAAAATATAATCATCTGTAAAAGTTTGTCCTGCTATACTATAATTAGCACTTGAAATTCTATATAATCCAGGTTTAGCACCTGCCAATTCTGTAATATTAGTAATAGTCTTATAACACATTGAATTTGTTAAATTGCCTATATTAGATATTTTATTATTAATTTCATTTAATTTTGCTTGAACTGCTGTTGATACAGGTTTTTCTAAGTCTGAAGTATTATCAACCCTATCAACACCAAAATCTGATTTAATATCTGATATACTATATTCACGAATATTTACATTTTTAATTACACCCTTATCAGATACTAAATTTGTAACAAATGGATATTTTTCAGGTTCATTTGAACCTACATTTGCTTTTTGATAACTATAATCAACACCAATTACTTGATTGAATTCTGATGAATCTTTGCCGTCTAATTTATCAGCATTAAGATTTGTATTTACTGCATTAGAATTTAACAAATCTAAAACTTTAGTTCCTGTTAAATCAGATATATTAAGTTTAGAATTTAATGCTTCTTTAAGACCTAAAATAGAATCTATTTTAAGATTTTCTAGTAATTTTTTATTATTTTTAACTAATTCTATAACATCTTTTATTGCTTGTATATCATTAGAACTTGTTGATAAAACTTTTGATATGTTTTTAACTAATTCATTTAATGCTTTACCTTGTTCTGCTGATAGTGCTTTATTTGAACCACCTGTTGTCAAATCATCAACTATATCAGATTTTGCTAATTTATTCTCTGAATTTAAATAAACTTCTCTAACTGCTGTAATACTAGCAGGACTTTCATCATCATTAATACTATAATCAGATTTAACTTTTTTACCATTTAAAAGTTTAGCGTCGTCTGCTTTGCCGTGTAAAGGTAATGATTCGTCTTTAACTTTTTTAATTTCTGCTTTTAATTTAGTATTTTCAGTATTAATAGTATTTTTAATATTTAAATCTTCTGTATTTAAATCATTAATTTTATTTCTTAATTCTGTATCATCATAAATAGTATCTGTAAATTTAGCATTAGCAGGTATTATTGTATTATCTAATTTAGTGTTTTTAAGATTTTCTAGTTGCTCTAATACATATCTATCATTATAAATTGTATCTTGTGTTTGGATTGTTTCAAAAGTTCCGTCGCCACGTGTTAATTTAATTTCTCTACCTTCAACTGATAATGCAGGAGTTCCTAATACATAATTAGAATGTTCTAAATTGTCTAATTTATCTTTTCTTGCTAGATTAAAGTTAAATTCAGATAACTCGCCGTCTTGAATAGAATATGTAGTATCTGTAAATTTAGCATTTTCAGGAACATCTGTTAAAACTCTTGAATTATTGACCTTTTTATCATCTAATTTTTGAAGTTCTTGCTTAGTTAAATTTGAAACAGGTTTATCAATATCTGCTGTATTATCAACATTACCTAATCCTACTTGAAATTTATTAACTTTATGTGGATTTTTTGTATCAGTTGAATGTTCTAGGTGTAGTTTTAATGTTGCATTAGATACAGGTTTGTCAAAGTCTGAAGTATTATCGACTTGGTCTAAGCCTACATCTGTTTTATCTAATTCTACATCGCCATTTTTATGTGCTACTGATGTTACAAGACCTTTACGTGGAATCCACTCTATATCGCCATTTGAATTTATTGTTCCAAATTCATCAGTATCAATAGCATAAACAATTTCGCCTTGTAAAGGTTTTGTTTCATCGGTATAAAAGTAATCTTTCTTTTCTCTTCTTTGAATAATACCTGTATTTGCCACTATATTAACCTTATTAAATATATTTAATTAAATGTATTTATCTATTAAATAAAGTGGCTAGGTATTAGAATTATTAATATTCACACGTATCAAGAATTCTTAAAAATAAATCTCTATTAATTGATTTATTGATTAAATTTGCTAAAAAATTTGTAAGATTTATTTCTTTAGATTCAGATTGAAACGTATCAATAATCATTCTGTAAGATTTATCTGTAAGATAAATTCTACCTGAATCTTCAATAATTAAGTCTAATTTTTTAAGAAGTTTATACTTTTTTGTTTTGTCTTTTTTCATAAATACAGATTTTATATAAACTTCATTAGAATTAGGCTGTTTAACAAAAATATCAGGAAGTATATGTTCTATTATAAACTTATAATCCTTACCTATTTCAATCAATTTCTTTTCTCTAAACTCTTCAAACATCTTATGCTCCTTATATAAAATATTTAGGATTATAGCAATTTAACTTTAAATGTAGTTTAAATCTTGAAGTGTATATTTATAAATGTAAATTTATTGTAAATCACTAGAATTATTTAATTTAATAAATTTCTGATTTGTATTAGGCGATTTTAAACCACCTAATTCTTCAATATATCTGCCTGTTTTAACATAATCTAATTCTTGTATTAATTCTTTAGGTAAGTCATCTAATTCCAATCCTGTATATAAGCATATTTTAAGATTTTTAGATTTAGCAATTTGTATTAGTTTTAGTAGATATTCTGAATTCCACTCGCCGCCAAAGAAACAAACACAAGTAATAAATGGATTTTTACTTAATAATTGATTAAATTCAGTTTCAGTTAATTGTTTGCCAAAATTAGGATTCCAAGTTTCAGGACTATGGCAACCTTTACATTTTAAAGAACAACCTGAAATAGAAATTCCCAATGAAATTTCATCAGGAACTTCTTGTAATACAATTTGATTATATGAGTAATATAACACTTACTATTTCTCTATTTCTCTTTTGAATAATACCTTAAAGCGTGTTCTTTTTGTCTAGGTGTAGAAAAATTAGAAATTCTTTTTAAATATCCAATAATTCTAGTGCCATAATCTATATTCTTACTTCCACATTTAGGACAAGATGTTAATGTATGTTTATCAATATTTCCACAATCATTACATATTGTTATCTTAATATTAAAACAAAAATACTTACATTTAGTTTTAGATGAAATTTCAAGTAATTTAATAAATTGCTCTTTACTAGGATAATCATCTAAATTGCAGTGATACGCTGAACCGCCGTCTAAATATTCTGTTGATTTACCACCCATCATCTCAAATTTATCTAGTATTGAAATATTTTCATCTTCAGGAGCGTAAATATAAGAACTATAACAATCTCTAGTTACTTTATATCCGTCTGCTTTATCTTTCTTTGCAAATACTACTGCAACATTTTCACCAGGTATAAATTCAGTGTTAAATTTAACGTTATATTTTTTAGAATTCTCTTTATTAATATCTGATATTTCTTTAAGAGTATCAGAAATAAATTTCATATATTCAGGATTATTAGATATTGTATATCCTAAATATTCTGCACCTTCAACAATACCATTAATACCTATTGTTAAGAATTGCTTATCAAGCGAATTATAACCTGCTTTAAATACAGGTAACATATCTTTATTATATAAATCTATGAAATAATCATTTACTGATACTTGATATTTATGAACTTTATCTACTTCTGTTCTTAAATCTCGCTTATCTTGTATAAGTCTGTTTAAATTAATAGTCATCACATTTTTTGAACCTGTCATTTCGCCACCTGCTCCAAGTGTAAATGAAAATTCATTAACTTGATTTTCTATTGAATTTCTTAAACGACAATTATGCGTAATTATATTATTTGCTGAAAAATAATGATTTTTTTCAAGTTCAATATCATATACATAATCGCTATGTTCTTCAACTTCGCAATTTTCAATATCAGTCCAACCTTTATAATCATCACAATCGACATAAACTAAATAATCTTTTTCTTTATTTAATAACCCTAAAGATTCTAATTCTTGAATTAAATTAGTTGATTTATTTTTAACTAATATTATATGGTCTTGCGTTATTTTAATGGTATTATATTTTGTTTCTAAAATAATAATTTGATTATATTCATTAAATTTCTTTAAAAATCCTGTTACTTTTGTTTTTTCTATTTCTAGTGTTTCAGGATTATATGAATTAATAAAAATATCAGAATCTATCTTACCTTCATTTTTACTGTATAAATTAACAAATTCTTCTACAAAATCTTTAATTTCTTTATTATAAGTTTTATTATCTTTAGTATAAGAAATTATTTCAGAACCATCAAAACAACAACTAGACAAACTTGAAGCATTTGTATCATTATATATAAAAAATGAATTACCTTCTGCTAATTCTTCAGCGATAAAATCTTGAAAATCTTTATCAAGTAATTCTTCGCCGTTATTTAATACGCTTGCAGTAATTACAGGAAATGTTAATATATGTTTAGTTCTTTCTTTATTAAACCATTTCATAAAGAATTTCTGAAGTTTATTAACTGATTCATAATCAGGTTTAGTCATATCAGGAAATACAAAATTCTCATATAAAGCATTAAAATAATACTTATCAAATATAGTCCAATTTAAGAAATTTGATTGATATCCCCTTGAACCTGCAGGCTGATTAATACTATATACTACGCCTTGAAGTTCAGCGGTTATCTTATCTTTTGCTGTTTCTAAATAATTATCGCCATAATCTTTTCTTGCAAAATAATCAAAACACATTAAAAATCCGACAGTTGCTAAAGCACCTGATTGTTGTGCTGAAATTGCATAAACTAAATTTACATATCCACCACAAAATGAACTTAGGTGTTTTGGTGCGTCACACTCGCCACCTAAATCTTTTAATCCGTTTAATAAAAAAGGATATAAAGATATAGCATTACAATATATTGATAATCCTGTTGAGTCATTTAAATATACTTCGCCTGCGTCTAATTGTCTTTTAAATTCTTTTGCCAAATCATCATCGAATCTTGCTCTTATTCTATCTTGAATTAACGAAATCTTAAGTTGTCTTGTATAATCCTTAAATAATTCTGCTGATAGTGTTGCTATATTTTTATTAGTAACATTTGCATTTGCGTCGTGTTTTGAACCATCTGCCGAATTCTTAGCACTTATATATTGTTCGATGTAGTCTTTCTTCTCTTGAATTTGCAAATCTGTAAGCATTTTGTATTTCCTTTTGTCATAAATTTTTGAGCGTAAATATATTTACATAAACTTTGATAGACTTAAATTCTTTAATAATAAAAATTATTAATTATCTAAGTAAAATCAATTAATTTGTAAAATTTAAATTTATAGAATTATATAAAAATTTTGATTAAAATATTATTAAGTATTATTAATTATAGTAGTGAATAAGTAGTGAAAAGGTGTGAATAAGTTACACACCTTTTGGGATTATTGATTATAATCCCTTTGATTTTCTCACATAATTTCTAAGGTTATAAAATTCTTTTAGACAATTTTTAAATCCGTCTTGTGTTTTATAATCAGCATACATTGTTGATTGATTATTGTTCTTTATTGTAAGCAGTATATATTGTGTGCCTGCTTCAACAAATAGACACTCTGTGTCATCAAATGTTACTTTTTGTAACACCTTTGTTTTAATCTCTGGTGCATTTTGTAAGACTATCTTTTTCATTCTGTTCTCCTTTGTGAGTCTTAATCTTTAAAAACAAGAGAATTATAACACCAAAGACTTAATTTAAACTTATAAACAAATAAATTTAAACTTAAATTTTATTATAATGTTATAACGTTGCTATACTAAATTCATTATTTCTAATATATTCTTTACGTTTATCGGATTCTTCAGAACTTAGAAAATCATTTATAATTTCAGGGTCATCGAAATCAAATTTGACAATCATCTTGTCTAGTCCGTCTTTATTCAATATAACAGATAATGTTTCTTTAGTCCAATTACCCAAACCTTTATAATATTTTACGTGGTCTGAATTTGAGTATTCTAAGTTCTCATTTAATGAATATATCCAACGTATAGGCAATTTATTTTTTAATACAGATTTAATAGGTGTATTAATCTTACAAAATCTATTTTTATAATCAGGTAAATATTTTTCAATAAATCCTGCCAATAGTGTAGTAATGTGAATTCCGTCTAAGTCTTGGTCTGTTGCTGATACTATATATTGATAATCTTCAGCCTTAATAATATTAAATAAATCCGTTAATTCGGTGTTCTTAGCAAATTCCGAACTTGACCTATCATAAGCATTTAATGGCTTGCCTTTTAGTGTATAATATCCTGATTCTTTACGACCTATAATACTTGATATTGCACCGCTTGCAGAATCCCCTTCAGAAATAAAGAGATATTTTTTAGTATGTGTGGCAGGTATATATTTTTCTATATCTGATAAATTACCTTTAACTTTAGTAGCAGATTTAAGTTCTTGCTTATTTTTAAACTCTTCTTTAATCTTGAAATAATCAATTATAGGATTAATAATATCTTGATTTTTAAGAATTTTATCAACAAAACTATAATCTATATCTGCAAATTCATTAAATTCTTTTTGTGAATTTGTCAATTTCTCTTTGGTCTGAGAATTAAATTTAGGATTAGGAAAATTAGATATAAAAACAATTAATGTTAATTTATTTTTAATATCGGCAGGCTTAATAGATTTATATTTTTTAATTAATTTATCTCTTATTATATTAGCAATTTGATTAGAAATTAAATCAATATGAATTCCACCGTCAGGAATTTTAAGACCATTTACAAAACTAAAATGTTTAAAATCGTCTGTATCATTTGGCAATACACCTATTTTTATATTATCAGATTCGTAAATTTCAGAACTATCATTAAACATTGAAATATATTGTTTAAAATTCTTTGTATTAATTTTCTTATCGTTAAAGTAAAAGGTAATTTTGTCAAAGCATATACTTAAATTTAAAAGTCTTTGATATATAAAATTTTTATGTTCTTCGGTTATTTTAGTTAATTTAAATCTTTTTAAATCAGGCTCAAATATAACTTCTGTTCCTTGTTTTTTAGATTTAGATATTTTTTCATCAAATTGAGAAGCATTATCAATAAAAGTAATTTCATAATGATTTGTTCCGTCATCTGTGATACCTGTGAATTTTGTTGAAAATACGTTGGATGTGTAAGAACCAACGCCGTTCATACCAATTTGAGTTCTATTATCATTATTAAAATTAGAACCTGCTCTTGCAAAACCCCAACATAAACGTGGCAAATAAATACCATTGTTTTCTTTAATTGGAATACCTGTTCCATTATCTTTAACTGAAACTTCTGTATCAGATATATTAACTTTAATTATATTTGAATATTCAAAATTTGTCTTTATTGCAACATCTATACTATTATCAATAATTTCGTTTATAATTTTTACCAATCCTGGAACAATAGAAACTACTTTATTTTCTACTTTATTTGTGTCATTATTAATAACAAAATCATTAATTTCTGTTTTATCTACTGCACCTATATACATCTGCGGACGCAATAATAAGTGTTCTCTATCATCTAATACTTTAATTTCATCTTTTTTATTCATAAATAACCTTTATCTTTATTTAGAGTTTTAATATTATAATAATTTATCTTAGATATTCTTTAAATTGCTAAAGTAAGGATTTATTAGAGTTTTTTCGGTCTTGTTCTGCTTTTATTTCTTTTTGGAGTAATCCTATATACATTGAACGTTCATATGGATATGCTTTATATAATCCTGATAAATCATATCCGCCAACATATACAAGTTTATTAATAGATGTATAAAATGTAGTCAAAGAGTCTTCAGATAGTGATGATACTGCTAAATTTATATCTCTTAAGTTAATATTAAGGTTACATTGACATTGCGGATTATGGCAAATTTTAGAGTGTATATAATCTATTTTTGATTTATTTTTATTAATATAATCTTTTAATTCATCATAATCTTTAGTTTCTAGTAATTCAGGGTCAAAATCTACAAATTTAGAAATATCATCAGAAGACTCAATAATATTATTTAATTTATATCCTTTAAAATCAGGGGCTAAATTAGATTTAGTGTAAATTTCACTTACATTTATACCTAATTCATTTATTTCGCCACATTTAGGACACTTGCAACGAATTTCAAAAACTTCGCCTATGCTAATACTTCTAATATTATATAAAATTAGCAATTTTTCATCTAAATTTAAGGAATTATAATCACAATTTATATATTGTATATTATTAGATAACGTTTGAAACAATCCGTCTAAGTCTATTTCATCAGATAAAGTATATATTAATATATCTCTTTCTAATTCTGTATTATAGGCTTTAAGTATTACTTCTTTTGTATCAGATAATTTCAAACGTTTAAACATTATGCTTCAAGCCATTTACTAGGGAAAAAGTCAGGCAAATCTGTATATTCTTGATTATTTTGTCCTAGGCACTTTTTACATTTAAAACTAAATTTAATATCTAATTTAAATCTATGTTTATTATAAATTTCTAAGATTTTATCAAGTATATCAGTATCTAAATTATCAAAATAATCCACTAAATCATCATAACTAAAATCAATTTCTGAATTAATAGATTCTATTCTTAAAATTAAATCAGTTAATATAGGGTTTGTTGAATCTAATATTTTTGTATTATAGAAATCAATATTTTTAATTTCGCCTAGTTTTATATTGATGTCATCAATGATTATTTCTTTAATAGGATTATAAGATATACTAACTAAATCTGAAATTTTAACTTTGTGTGTTTCTATATTTCCGCATATATCACACTTAGTATTAAATTCAACTTCATCAGATATTGAATTTTCTCTTATTTTTATTAATATATATCTAATTTCATCTATACTTAAAGGATATTTAGTATCTAAACAATTTATTAATAGATTATTAATAGTTATTTTACCTATTTTAAGTGAGTCATTATTAGCACTAGATACTTGTTCTTTAAATAATCGCCTATCTTTGGCTATCCATTTTCTAAATTTAATCTGTTTAGATAATATATCTAAATCATAAAATTTTACTTCAGGTTTAATCATATTTTTACTCCTTATATAATTTTTACTTTTATTATTCGCCAAATTTTTTATTTATTTTAGCAAGAGAATTCTTTAAATCTTCTAATTCATTGAATGATTGTTTAAACAATTTTATTGAACTATTATTGTTAAATTTATTAAAAAAATAAGTTCTAAATTCATCTTTGAAATCACTGATACTATCAGTTTTAATAAGATTAACTAGATTATTAACTGCTTCATAACTTGTTGTCATATATTATCCTTTTTTTTTATTTTTTCTTAAATTTGTTTTTCTTATTAGATTTATCTCTAATAGATTTTACGTTTGATTTTTGTTCTGCTTTTTTAAGTGCAGATTTCTTACCTTGATTTACGGCTCTTTTATACAATTGTTCTGCTGATACAGCCTTGCCTGTAAATGTTTCTGATTTTATTCTTATAACTTCATAAAGTGCTGATGTAGGGATAACAATTGCACCTGCTGACATACGTTTTCTAATATAAAGTCTTATTACAGGATAGAATCCTAATCTTGCTAAAACAGGTTTAACTTGATGATAATTTAATTCAGGTTCTAATCCTTGTTTAATTCTAGGTCTATTAATCTTTATGAAAAAATCTATTAATTTTTTTCTCATTGCATAAGGACACCAGTGTAAGTTTAAACCTAACATATAAGTATTTGATTTTGATAATACCATTGTTAAAGGCGTTCTATCATATACTTGCGTTTTATCTTTGGCATTGTATTTATACATTAACACTTTGCCTGATATTAAAACTTTCTGTGTAGGCTCTGCTTTTTGTTTTAAGAAATCCTTAACTTTAGCAATTGAGTCTTTAAAATTCAATTCAGAAACTTTGTTGTTATTAAATCTTGCCTGCAATTTTGATGTAACAGGCGATGTTCTTAGTTTCTTAAGTGACTTCAAGCCCTTCAATTGTTTCAATGGCTTTAGTTTAGTTAATTTAATAGGTTTAATCTTATTCATATTACTATTTATTTAAGAAATTATGAAATTTAATTATTATATGAATTTTATTAACTACTTAGAGATTGCTTAAGATTTATAATTAATTATTTTGTTTAAGGATAGATTAAGTAGTTAATAAAAATAGGATTAAATTTTATTTTTTGAATTTAATGTATTTCTTATTATAAGAATTTATATAAAAATTTAAATTCGTATGCAGTTTTTATTAACTACTTAATCTATTCTTATATTGTAACTATTATATTACTAATTTAAGTTTTATTTAAGTTGTTAATAAATTTAGGATATGAATTTAGTTTTTAGAGTTTTTATGTTTTTTGCGGTAAGCAAGAGAATAAAAGAAGTAAAAAATTTAAATTTAATGTATTTCTATTATAAAAATTCTGTTGAAATTTAAATTTGTATCTATATTTTATTAACAACTTAAATGAAACTTAAGAAATCTTATCTTACAGATATACTATCTTAATATGTTTAAGGTTAAATTAAGTAGTTAATATTTTTAGGATATCAAATTAGGAATTTAAAAAAATTGAATTTATTTGATATTCTTATTATAGAGAATTTATATAAAATTTGAATTTCTATCCTAAATTTATTAACTACTTAATTATTATTTAATATGTAACTTCTTTATTACTAATTTAAGTTTAATTTAAGTTGTTAATAAAAATAGGATATGAATTTAGTTTTTTGCCGTAGGCAATATATTAAAAGAAATAAAGAAATTAAATTTATATTGATTTATATAATAGAAATATATCAAAATTTAAATTTCTATCTATATTTTATTAACTACTTAATCAATTCTTAATCTCTATAATTAATTTTAATCTTTAAGTTTAATTTAAGTAGTTAATAAAAACTGCATACAAATTCAAATTTTTATATAAATCTCTATAATATATTATATAAGAATATCAATAAATTTAATTTTTAATCCTATTTTTATTAACAACTTAATTTAACCTTAAACAATTAAACATATTAAGATAGTATATCTGTAAGATAAGATTTCTTAAGGTTCGTTTAAGTAGTTAATAAATTTAGGATAGAAATTCAAATTTTATATAAATTCTCTATAATATAGATGAATAAATTTAAATTTTTTACTTCTTTTATTCTCTTGCTTACAGCAAAAACATAAAAATAAATTCATATCCTAAATTTATTAACTATTTAAAACAAACTTAAATTAAATAATTAATATACAGAATTAAGATTAAATAAAGTAGTTAATAAATTCTGCATACGAATTTAAATTTTTAATATATTTCTATAATAGAATATCAAATAAATTCAGAATTTAATTTTTAATCCTAAATTTATTAACTACTTAAATATCTCTTATAATGTAACAGAAATGTAACATACTAAATAAAAGAGAATTCCTTATTAAATTACTAATCAAATTTTTAATCAATAAAAGGATTGATAGAATGTTTATTAAATAATTTCTCTAAAACTTGTGTCAATTTACCTGTTCCATATTTTGCTTTAGGTTCAAGTTTTTGAAGTTTGTTGAATTGTCGTTTAGATATTTTCTTTATTTTAGGTTTTTCAGTAGGGTGTATATAATTTGTGTATTCTATAATATAATCTGCTATTCTACGCAATAAGTTTGGCAAATCTTCATCACGTTGAAATCTCTTAGCATTGTTTTCAATTTTGCCTAATAGTAAATTACAATTAGGACACAATAAACCACGTATAAGACCTGCACCATTTACGCCATTAGTTTCTTTTGAAGTCTTGTGCTTATGGTCTATATGCGATTTATCTGTTACATCACAGCCACAAATAGCACATTTATTTTCTTGTAATTCTAATAATTTTAATCTTAACCAATTTAGGTCTTTATTAGATAACTGAATAAAACTCATATTTTAGCAATAGTTTTCTTAATATTATTAAATGATTTAGAACTTAGTTGTAGATATACAAAAGGTTTAAGTTCTTTTTCAGGATTATAATCAGATTTATCAAAAACCATAAATTCATATATAGTTCCTATTTTATTAATAATAGTAACTCTATTTGCAGTTAAATCTATTACTAATCCTGTATCAGATTCATTAGTATATATTGATTTGCCTAATTTTAAGTGATGAAAAGGTTTATAAACATTTTGCATAGTATCTTGTTTTGCCATATTATTTTACCTTATATACTTTTATTGAAAATCCATAGGTTCTTCATATAAATGTTTAAACAACGGATTTTTCTTTTCTTTTTGAATTTCAGTCATCATTTCTTTAATTTCATCATCATCAAATTTAAAGATATTTTTATATAGATATTCAACACTAAATAATGTTCCTGAATAATCTCTAGCAGATGAATATATATTTAATCTTTTCTCAAAATTAGCAAGTTTCATACGCTCTAAATAATAGTTTTCGCCAACGAAAAAGATTTTTATTTTGTCTTGATATTGATTAAATTCGTCTTCACTCATAATACCTTTAGTTATTACGTGTCTTTTCAAAATATTAACAAACATATCAATATATATTTTTCTTAATCTATTAATAAATAGGTAAAATTTAAAATCTTCCTTAGTTATTTGGCTAGAATCATAATCAAAATTCTTATCTTCATCAGATGTTGAAATTCTATTTGTCGGTATTCCTAAAGAACGATAAAGTTTTTTATAGAAATACATAATATCGCCTAATTCGCCTAAATTACCTGTTTCATCAATTGTATCAACAGAAGTTCCTTTTTGTCCGTTTCTATTAGCAAACCAATAATCTTCAACCATACCTGTAATATGTTGTTGATTGGTAACTTCGCCTGTTTCAGTATTTAGAAATTTCTTATATTTAAATTGTTCTTGAATTTTTTTCATTGCCATTTCTGCTTTAGAAGTTGGCAAATCTGATACATCTACGTTGAATACTCGCCTTGATATTGAACGTGAAAATCTTAACGGAATTAACAAATCTTCAAGTGTCTTAAGCATATTTGCAGGTTTTATTGCTCTTTCAAGGTAAGACAATATCAAACCTTCCTTATTATCTATTTTTCCAAAATCTATATGCACTACTTCATCAATATTATACTCATTTATTATTTCTGCGTCAGTTGTTGTTTTTCTATAATTTCTTTGTTGTCCGTTTTGCATAACTCTTGTCAAGTATAAACTATTATATTCATCAACATATTTATAGACACCTTTTTCAAAATCAAAAGTAAGATATTTAGGGTCTATATATTTCAAATTTACCAATTTTCCTTCGTGATATTCACATAATATATTGCCTTGTCCGTCTATATAAATTTGTCTAATTAAATCATAAATATTTTTATCTATATTCATTAATTTTAAAATTTCTTCAAAAGATTCAACTATTGCATTATCTAATTGTTTATTATCAGTATCGCATTCTATTTTTAAAAAATCTTCTAGGTCTTGTGTATAGCAAATTTCATCAACTATTTCATCGATTGCGTCAGATACTTCAGGATATTCGGCTATTTTTCTATATAAATCAATTTTTTCTGCTTGCTTATAAACTTGTGCTGAATTTAATGCTCCTGTTAGATTATTATATTCTGAATCAAAAAACGACCTATATACAAGATAATCATCAGTATTAGTTAGGTTTGATTGAATTTTATTAGGACTTACATTTAAAGGTTGTTGTGAAGGTTGCTTTAAAAAAGTCTTTTTTAATTTTTCTAACAAAAACATTTAATTTTATTCCTTAGTTTTCTTACTTAATATTAGTTATTATACTTTATTTATACTTAAATTTATGTTAATTTAATTTTTAATCTCTAATCTCTATAAGATTTTAATATATCTTTAATTTTCTTAGTTTGAATACATTTATATTCATATATACCATTATAATTAGAATTAATAATATATTCAGTTTCTTTCTTAAAATCATTTAAAGTTATAAAATCTAGGTATTTGTCCAAATCAAAATCAGTGTTATTAGGGTTTAATAATCCTTTTTTAGATTTTTTATCATAAACTCTAGGAATTCTTAAAATTATATACTTATCTAAATATTCTATAATTAAATCTTCTATTATTTTCTTATAAGTATTATATAAATCTTGCAAATTATCTGAACTAGGCAACGTTTTTAATAAATAAGAATAATCATATGAATTTGCTATAACTCCAACATTATGTATAACTTCATCTGTTTCTGATTTTATTTCTATATTAAATTCTTTTGCACCCATCGAACTAGCAAATATCAATTTTTTATTATTTTCCTTGCAATATTGAATAACATCTATACTAGATATTATCATTTTCTTAAATAAATTTTGTTTATCAATAAATTGTTCCTTACAACTAGGACTTCCAAAATGGTAAAACAAATCTTGATTATTTAATATATTATTAAAATCAAAATTACTAAGTAAGAATCCATTTTCGCCTGTTGTATTATTAAATTTAATATTATCTAGTATTTCAATAATATTATAGTATTTTTGTATTTTATCTTTTACATCATATCCAAGATAATCAAAATTTAATTTTTTAAGATTTATATTAAACAAAGAATTTATTTCAGATAAAATTTTATTATAATTATCATTAGAAATAATAAATGATTTATCTAAATTTCTTATATTATCTAATTCATCAATAGAATTAATATTATAATATTGTTTAAATTTATCTAAGTTTTGCTTTAAAATAAATTTATGTTTAGATGATAGTTCATAATTCATCATAAATCCTTACACTTTATACTTTAATATAAACTTTATTATCTTTAATTTCTACAACTATACCTAAAACTAATTTAGATTGATTAAAATCATAATCTTTTACACTTATGCCATATCCATTATCATCTGCAATAATATAATCAGATATATTAACTTTAGTTATATCTTTTACATTGACAGGAACTAATCCTTTAAGTGCTACATAACAGCCATCAGATTCTGAATTTAGTTTAAGTGCAGGATTTTCTGATACTACACCTATCAATTTCATACTAGGCAAGGTTCGTTTATATTCTGTAATAATACCTTTTTCATCAATTCCTAATATAGTGCCATAATTATATTTTTTATCTGTTTTATATTTTTCTGCTAAGTCGGCATATTTAGCACGTAATGATGTTCCTTGAAAATTTGTAGCATATATATTAGCCCATTTTGCAGTAGTAGAACCTAAATCAAATATATTATCCATACTAGGTGTATCATTAGTATCACGTCTTAGAAATGAAGTTGAATGCAATCCGTCTAATTTATCAGCGTCTAATCCTGAACCTGCACCAGGTGTTGTTCCTAAAATTTGAGTAATATATGATTTTGTAAATTCATCTTTAGTTACAAAATCTTTTCTATGTAGTCCGTCTAATTTATCTGCGTCAATACCTGAACCATCGCCTGAAACTGCCACAACTCTTTGTCTAAATGTATCAGAATTCCACCAATCTTTAGGAACTGCATTTGATGATACATTTGTCAAATCTTGTAATTTTTCAGGAAGTCCTATTACATTATTAATTCCTAAAGTATTTAATTTTTCTCTATTTTTCTTAATAAAATTAACTATTTCTTGAAGTTCATCTAAACTTACGTCATCTGAAGTTAAAATTTCATTAATTCTATCTATTAGTTTTTTTAATTCTAAACCTTGCTTTGCTGATAAAGGATTAAATTTATTATCTGTTGTTAAATTATCTATAACTTCTGAATGCAAAACTGCGTCTTCGTGTAGTTTATCAAATTCTTCTTTACTTGCAAACCACTTATAATCTTTTCCATCTAATCTATCAGCATTTGCAACTTTAATATTCTCTAAACTCCACCTAATTCTTTCATTAAGATATTTAATTGTTACAGGGTGGAATTCATTTGATAATTCGCCGTGTTGTGTTAATTCAGGATTATATTCAAGTTGATTGTCTTTTGCTAAATAATTTTCTGCATAAAAATTTGTAAAATCTCTTATATTAATTTCTTGCCAAAAATCTGTTTTTAATTTAGGATTTTTATTTTGATTATCTTTTAATGCTATATATTTCTTATTTTCATATTGAACTAACTCACCTGTTTCATAAAATTCAATATCTATCCAATCTAAACAAGGTTTGTCTGCTATAATTTGAAGTCTATTATAAATATCATTTGCTTCTTTTTTGAGTTTTCTAGGAAAAGCATTAATCCTTGTTTCTGTTGCTAATTCAGAATCTTTTAAGGCATAATCTCTAAAAATTTCATCGTAAAAAGTGTGTTTATACATAATCCTAAATCCTAAAATTTGATATATTTTCTTCTTTTGAGAATATATTTAATTCTCTTTTTTATATAATTTCTATCTATATTTATCTTGTGTTTATCAATAATATTTTTTATTATCCATTTTGTTGAATTTAATGATTTTAAATTGAAAAATTTGATTTGCTCTGTATATGCTTCTAATTCACACTCTAATCTATATTGTTTTGAAAATATTAATTTAAAAATATGAAAATTATCTCTTTTATATTGATTAAAATGTATTTTTTCGTGATTATATATAGGTTTTGATTTTATGTTTAATTTTATTTTTGGTGTTCCTAATTTAAATATATAAGGAAATGGATATTCACATTTACCTAATACTAAGCCATATTTTGAAAATTCCATTTAATACCCTTATGTATTTTTGTATAAGTGTATTTATTAGTTAATATAATGTAGTTGGAGTGATTGAGAAAATCCCAATCACTCTTTAAATTAGTTAGAACTTGTAATGATTTTAAAATCAGAAGTTCCGCTATTGATAAAATGTAGATGAATAAACTCTGCAACATATGTAGGTTTAATGTAGATATCAATAACAAGTTTATTTCTACTAATAATATCAGGTGTATTATTAGATTCATCACAGATAACAAGATAATCTTGAACGCCACGTCCTGCTTTAATTGTAGCAAGATATGGATTAATTGTTGATGTAATGTAATTTCTTGTAAATGAATCGTTAAACTCAAATAGAGAGTATTTACTCATTTTGCTTAATGATTTTTCAAGAACTAAGAACAAACGTCTTACGTTTAGTCTATCAAAACTTGACGGCTTATCAAGTAGTGTTTTTTGACCCCAAAGAACACAACCTTGACCTGTAAAGATTGTAATAGGGTTAATTCCTGATTTATAAAGTGTATCTCTTTGTCCTTGTGAAGGGCTAAATGCGATTTTCTTAACATTTTTAAGCAATCCACGATTTAAACCTGCTGGAGCATACCACGCTTCCCTAGTTTCAGTTGATTGAACTACAAGACCTGCAACATCGCCTGCAAAATTGACCCATTTATAAGCGTCCATTTCATTTAGATATTGATACTTATAGTTAGAAACTAAGAAAATATAAGAACTATTAACATTCAAATCATTTCTAAATTGAACTGATTTTGAAGTTGCTTGATTTGCTTTAAGACCCACTGAAGTTTCAAAAGGACAACCAACAATAGCAACACAATCTTTTCTAAGTTCAGCAATATTAATGGCAGAACTAGGATTTTTCTCATTAGCAATTAGAATATCAATATCAATTTCTTCAGCATTTTCAAATACTTTATAAGCATTATCAATATCATCTAATCCAGGTTCAGATTCTGTTCCATTTGTAAGTTTTATAATTTCTTTATCAAGAGAACTTTTAATTGATTTATCTTGATTTGCTTCATTTACTTTTACGTAAATATAACTTGATGTTCTATTAATAGATTCGATATAATTAGATTTATTATTAGAATCTTTAGAATTTTCATCAAGTGAGAGTGTATAAACTTCTTGAACTTGATTTTTATAAAGAACAATTAAACCAAAAGTGCCTGCTGATGGATAATACTCAAACAAATCATCAAGTGCTATGCCGTCTTTAACAAATTTACCTTTTTTAAAATCTTCAGGATTTGCAATAGCAACATCAATATAGTTGCCGTCCAATCCAGGATATTTTGCAATCACTTTAACTTTAGATGTTTCAAAAGCAAATGGTATAGTTGCACTATCTTCAAAAACTGCTTGATTTGTTATAATATGGTCTTGTTTATCATATTCTTTAATATCATAAACACTGCCTGTATAAGAACTTCCAGGAATTTCTGCTAGTGCATTTTGTGTATAATTTAGTTTATAAACAGGTGCATTTGCTAAAATTGTATCAGGAATTACAAATTCATCATCTTCTGTTTCTTTATATGTTACTACAACAAAATTTACACTATTTTGAACTTGTGTATCTATTGTTTGAATTTCGTATTTATGGTTTGTAACTTCATTAGAAAATGCAAATTTAGAGCCTATTTCAAATACATTAGTTCCTTTGAAACTTGCTATATTTCCGTGTAGTTGTTTAGCAGGTATAACCTTATTAAATACAGATGATTCAGTAAGATTTTTACTTTCCATATCAACATTAAATGTTATTTTATATTGTGTATCATTTGAGATAGTTTTTGCAATTACTTTACTAGGCACACCTTCAATTGAAATTTCTTCATTAGGTTGTGGCAAATTTTCGCCTTTTATCTCAAAAACAACATCTTTACCTGAAACAGATTTAAATTTAATATCATAAGGAATTATAGTATCTTTAAGTTCTGATTGTTTAGAAACAAATTGTAATCCTGTTTCTTTTAGTGTTCCATTTAAATCACAAGCACGAGAAACATAAATTTTATTTCCGTATTGTAAGAAGTTATAAACTTGATACCAATCATTAAAATTTGATTTAGTTGGCTTGCCGAAGTTATCTACAAATTCTTGATAAGATGTAACTAGAACAGCAGTATCTACAAAACCTTTAGTAAAATTGCCTGCAAATGCAACAGAAGTTCCTGCAACTGATGGTGCAATAGTTGAGTGGTCTATTTCTTGAACCAATACACCAGGTGACAATAATTCGCCCATTTAATTTCCTTTAAAATAAATTTGAATATCACATAAAATCGCTAAGATTTTAAAACTCTATGTCTAAGTCTTAGGTTGCCTAAACTCCAAGCATATAAAGAATTCATATTGTTATTTATATTAAAAATTTATCAATAAATTTGCTTATTTAAGCAAGTTTTAAGATATTCTTAATCTTAATTTAATATTTAATAATATATAATTACTTCAAATTTTGATAAGGAGTTAAATGAAAATATGACAAGTGTAATTACTAAAATATATGTCAAGGCAACATTGTCTTATTATTGGAAGTTTGAAGGCATAATTGATGGATTAAGCCTAAGTGTCAAATCAGTTGAAAAGATAGGTGTTTTTAAAACAACTAATATAACTTATAATTTTATTGTTGAATTAGAAATATCTGATGAATTTAAGGATTTTGTTGAATCTGAAAATTTTAGCAAATATACTAAAAATGAATTTAAACATTCACTTGCAGAATTTGTTAAAGATTTAGAATCTTATATAAGACTACAAAAGAAATTACAATCAAAAGGATTATAAAATGGAATTAACTAGAAAACAAAAAGCAGAACGTTGCCAAGCAATTGAGTCAGTTACAGACGCACTAGATGAATTTGATATAGACGCTTCAGAAAATCAAATTATTGCATTTGTCGATTCATATGGTGCAGATGAACGAAAAATATTAAATGATTTGGATTATGCAGATATAGCCGAAACATATAAATTCTTTAATAATTTAGATTAAGGAGTCTATAAATGATTGTAGATATACTTAATGAATTTAATCAATCTAATTCAAGATTACATAAACAATCTGTATTAGAGAAATATAAAGACAATAGACTTTTTATTGATGTGTTTCAACACGCTTACGATAAAGTTAAATATTCATATGGTATTACTTGTAGCCAAGTAAATTATGAACCTGATGTGTTTATTGATGAAATATCGTTGGAAGAGTGCATAAAAGCCTTAAAACTATTATGTGATAGAACATATACAGGCAATAATGCAATTAGATATTTAGAGAATCTATTTAATTCTTTAAATCCTGATAATAAAAAAGTCTTAAAATGTATTATTGATAGAGATTTAAGAATAGGTGTAGGTGCAAAAGAGTTTAATAAGATAGTTTCAGATTCTGATAAAATCTTTGAACTTCCATATATGCGTTGTAGTCTAATGGATAAAGTTAAAAATATATCTTATCCTGCTTATCTACAAGTAAAAATGGACGGAACATTTAGAACATTTATCAAAAATAATAATAGAGTTGATTGTTATTCAAGAAGTGGCGAATCTTATGAATATCCATACTTGTTTAATTTATTTGAAAAATTGCCTGATGGTGCATATATAGGCGAATTATTAGTTCCTAATGCAAAAGATAGATATGAATCTAATGGAATTTTAAATTCTTTATCTGTTCCTGATGAACTTGATTTTTATATGTGGGATTATCTTGAATTAGATGAATTTTCAAATTGTTATTCAGATACACCATATGTTGAGAGATTTAGCAATTTATCTAATTATATTAATACTTTAGATAACAAAAATCTTAAATTAGTTAAATCAGTTCAAGTTAGTAATATAAATGAAGTAATTAGTATTACTAAAAAATGGATAGAGCAAGGCGAAGAAGGTGGAGTTTTAAAAGACTTTAAAACTAAATTTGAAAATAAAACTTCTAAATATCAAATAAAGATTAAACCTGAATTTGATGTAGATGTTAAAATTGTTGGATTTACTAAAGGAAATGGTAAAAGAGCAGATAAAGTTGGTGCAGTAATGTTTGAATCATCAGACGGATTAGTAGTAGGTCAATGTAGCGGATTTGATGATTTAACACTAGATTATATAACTAATAATCAAGATGAATTATTAGGTCGTATAATGTCAGTAATTGCTACTGCTTTATCAAAATCTAAGAATTCTGATACTTATTCTTTATTGCACCCTAGATTTAAAGAATTAAGACAAGATAAACTAGAAGCAGATGATTATCAAAGAATTTTAGAAATCTCTAAGAGTATTAATATATGATTAGTATTGAAAAATTAGATTATGTGGCAAGTCACTCAAAAGATATTAGAAAAGTTGGGTGTGTATTAGAACCTTTGGAAGAATTCCAAAAAACTTATGAAGGATTTAATCAAGCACCTAACAATTTACCAATGCGTGATGAAAATAATAATACTTATGATTATGTAATTCACGCTGAAGTATCAGCACTTCTTAAAGCAGATTTAACAAAAAGATATAATCTTTATGTTTCTTATGCACCTTGTATAAGATGTGCTTCATTGATTGTATATTTAGGGTGTATTGAAAAAGTATATTATAAAGATATACTTCATAATCACAAAGGTGGAATTAAGTTCCTAGAAAATGCAGGAATACCTTGCATAAAATTATAATTAAGAAAATTTTAAATATTTCTTAAGACAAATTTAAGTATTAATTATATATAATTCTATCAATTTATTTAAAGGAGCATTAAAATGACTATTAGCGAAGAAATGTATATTTTATCTCAAATGTTAGAAAATTGGATGACTAAAAGAAATCTAACTTATGAAATGCAACAATCTAACTATATCAATTTAACAGATGAAGAAATCCAAGAGTATTATTCAGCACTAGATATTTACGAACAAATAGACGCACTTTGCGATATTCTTGTATTTAGTTTTAATTCTGTTAAAGTTGAATTAAAAGATTTAAGTTATGAAAACGAAATTCGTGAATGGATAGATTTTAATTATATCATTAAACTTAGAGATGAATTAAGTAAAGAATTTAGTTATGAAAATTTATATAATCTTTATAAATCAATTAGGTATATGCTTTTAAATCTTGATAATTCTTATTGCGAATTTGATTTATTTAAAGCAATGATTGAAACATTTAAAGAAATAGATTCAAGAACAGGTGCATATAATCCTGAAAAGAAAAAATGGATTAAATTTAAGACACCTGAAGCAATGAAATTATGGTATAAAGCAGATTATAAAAGTTGTGCTAAATGAAACCATTTTTAAAACATTCAGGTGGTAAGGCTAGGGAAATTAAAAATTTCCTTAGTCATATCCCAAATAATTATAATAGATATATAGAACCATTTGTAGGCGGTGGTGCAGTGTTTTGGTATTTAGAACCAAAATTTGCTATTATTAATGATTTAAATAAAAATTTGATAGAGTGTTATAAATCTGTTAAATTTGATTATAATACAATAAGTTCTGAACTTGATGAATTAGTTAAAAATTATAGTGTTGATTTACACCATACAAAATTTTATGAACTTAGGGATATGTTTAATGGTGTAAGAGATAGAGAATATAGTCAAGGAACACTATATTATTATATTAATAAATTAGTTGTATCAGGATTAATGCGTTATAATTCTAAAGGATATTTAAATACACCATATTCACATAATTCAAGTTTTTCAAGAAAAGTATTAACTAAACAACATTCAGATTTGTTACAAAATACTGAAATTTATAATTTAGATTATAAATCTTTGTTTGATTTGATTAAACCTAATAAAGATGATTTTATATTCCTAGACCCACCATATGTTGATACTAATAATAATGTATATGACAATGATGATAAATCTATTTTTGATAATAATTCTCAAAAAGAATTATCAGAATTCTTTAAATCAACTTCTGCTAAATGCTTACTAATTATAAATGATTGCGATATAATACAAGAATAATATAAAGATTATATAGTAGATTCATATGATAAAAATTATTCTATCAATATAAAAGGTAGGCAAGTTACCAAAGGTTCAAAGCATTTAATTATCAAAAATTACTAAATTACTAATTTAAGAATTATATCAGTTTCATTTAAACTTTAATTAAGTTATAATCTGATATAATTCTCTTCATAAAAAGATTAAATCAATTAGGAGTTTAAGATGAAAATACATTACAATAGACGCAAAGTTTATTTTAGTAAATCTAAATTTAAAAAATCTGATGTTATAGATTTAGTAAAAAAATGCAAAGATATTAAAGATAAATTCTTTATTGTCGAATATAATAAAAATAGATATTTCTTTACACAATCAGAAAAACATATTAGATTATTACTTTCTTTTGATAATACATATGAAATTGAAGATTTTTCACACGGCTATAATAAATATCATATAGGAATTATATCTGAATATCATAACGCATATAAATCAAGAAGAGTAAATAAATGTAAAGAAGACGGCGACTTTAAAAGTTTTGATTTTATTGATGAAGGGGAAATTAAATATTATGAATTTTAATAATTTTAATAATCTAAACGAAGAAAACAAAGAGCGAGTTTTAAATCTTAGACACAAAGAATATTTAATAAAAATTAAGCATTCAGACACGCATAGTATAATTAAACGTATAAGATTTAGAACATCACTTACAAAAGAACAGATAGAACAGAAAATTCAAAATGCTATAAACAATATGATACAAAGAATTGAAAACAATACATTAAAAACAGATAAAAGGATTTGTATTACATTTGCAATATCAAAATTTAAAGTTATTTTTGATGTTGATGATAAGTTAAAAATAATCAATTTAATTACAATTTTATCAAATACAATGACAGATTTTGATGATTATCGTATAGTATTAAATGAATTTTATAATCATTTTGATGATGACTGCTATATGATTATTATTGATGAATAACACAAAAAGTTATAAGGATTTTTTAATTTTGAACTTGTTATAATATCTTAAATTTTTAATAAAGGAAAACAAATGTTATTTACTTTACTATCATTATATACACAATTTGATACAGAACAAGAACCTAATACTAAAGTTACTACAATTGATAAAATTCAAAAATCTGAAATAAATGATAATCCTATTAAACAACCTAAAAATAATAAATTAAAATCATATAATTTTGATACAATTATGCAAGAAGAAATCAATAAATTAAAACAAAAGGAACAATAATGTTTAAAGTTAAACTACTATCTTATACACCTTTGGAAGTAATTAATACTGCCATAAGAACTTGTTGGGATTCACACGATAAATCTGATAATCTTGGCGAAAAAGATTTAGATTTAATAAAACGTGTGGTATTGCAGAATTTCCACGAGTCAGTTTGCGAGCATTGCGTATTTAACTTCTTTATACAAGGTATATCAAGACTTAATCTTATGGAACTTACACGTCACCGCCTTGCTTCTTATAGTGTTAAATCAACTAGATATACACTAAAAGAATTAAGAAATGAAACTGAATTTACTATTAAAGATAAAGAACGTGCAAGCAAATATATCAATCTTACAGATAATAATAATGTTGATGAATGTTCTATTCAAGCACTAGAAAATGTAAGACGATTAGTTAATAATGCAGTAAATTATAATGTTACACAAGATTTAATTAAATATGCTTTGCCTGAATGCTATAAAACAGATTTAACATTTAGTATTAATGTAAGGTCACTTAGAAATTTACTAAAACTTAGAACATCTAAATCAGCACATTTTGAAATAAGAAATCTAGCGTATAAACTTTATGAAGCATTGCCTGAAGAGTTTAAATTTTTGTTTAAAGACGTTATAGAATAAAAAATAATAAGGAGTGATAAGATGATTATAAATGATAAAGAACAATTATATTACGAAAAATACAGACCGCAACGTATTCAAGATATGATATTGCCTGATGATGTTAAGAGTAAATTACAACATCAGGTAGATACTAAAAACTTATCAAATATGTTGTTTAGTTCTTTTACACCTGGAACAGGTAAAACAAGTTGTGTTAATGCTATTGCCAAAGAATCAGGATTAGAAACATTATTTCTAAATGCTTCATTAAGTAATGGTATTGATACTATAAGAACAACTATACAAAATTTTGCAAGTTATAAGTCTTTTGATGATAATCATAAAATTGTTATACTTGACGAATTTGATGGATATTCAGCACAACAAGCATTACGTGGATTTATTGAAGAATTTTCAGGAAATTGCAGATTTATTTTAACTTGTAACTATATCAATAAAATTATACCTGCTATTATTAACAGGTTTGAAGTTTATGATTTTGATGAATTCTACGGACAACAAAATAGAGAATCATTAATTAAACAGATTTTTACTAGATTATGCTTTATATTAGATACAGAAAAGGTAAGTTACGATAAAAAAGATTTGATACCTATTATCAATACTTATTATCCGTCTGTTCGTGGTATGGTAGGATTTATACAGAAATCTGTAATTAATAATACACTTAAAGTTGATTTAACTCAAATTCAAAAACTAGACGGATTCGATAATCTTATTTTACAAATAAAAAATAAGAATTTTGATGAAATATTAAAAGAAACATATTTAGTTACAAATCCTGATTCTTTTTATACATATATGTATAAGAATTTAAATCAATTTAATCAGCAAGCAAGACCACAAATCTTATTAACTATTGCTAAGTATCAGTTTCAATCAAGTAATGTAAGAGATAAAAATTTGACTTTATCTGCTTGTTGCGTAGAATTGGCAAATTTTATAAAATAGTGCATTTTTGACAAATTTTAACTATAAATAATATATAATTTAATAAGGAGTATTAATGAAAATTTATAAAAACATCAGAAGACCAGGTCGTGATATAAAAAACGCCACTACTTCTGTAACTTCAGAAAATCATAATCTTTTTAGAAAAGATGGTATGATAACTTATAATTATCGTCTTTTTATAAATGAATTTGATGACGCAAAACTAGATGAAATATTTGATACTTTGTATGACGGCGAGTCTTACGATACACTTGAAGTTAGAATTTCAAGTCCAGGTGGATATTTGCTAGATTTACAAAGATTTCAAAATGTAATTGAGAATTATTTTCAAAATAGAACATTTACTATATTAGACAATCACGGATATTCAGCAGGTGCTTTAATGTTTCTACTAGGAACAGAACGTATAGCACACAGAACAAGTATGATAATGTTTCACGATTGGAGTGGTGGATATTGGGGCAAAGCGTCTGATATCGATAAACAACATAAATTCCAAAGAGAACAATATAAAATTTGGATGAGAGATTTATTATCAAATTTCTTTACTGATAAAGAGATAGAAGATATGTTTGAAGGTAAAGAATATTGGTATAACACTCTTGAAATGTGTAAAAAAGGTATTGCTACTCACGTAATGATAAACGGCGAGAAATTGACTGCTAAAGAATATATAGCATTTGAAAAAGAAAACACTAAACTTAAAAAATCTATCAATTCAAGTTCAAGCAAATCTAAACCTAAAAAACAGCCAATTTTTGATATCAAAGAAAATACAGAAAAGACAGAGAATATTGAAAACGTTGAAAAAAGTGAAACGTCTGATAGAACTGAAGGTATTGAAAAACCAAAAACAAAGACAAAAAAAGTTTTTGATAATAAAGATGTATTAGATGATAAGAGAAATGATATTGTTCTTGATATATTTGGTAAGAATAAACACATCAAAGATATAATGAACTCTAATAATTCTGATAAAGATAAATAGTTTAAATATATTGAATTGTAGGCAACAAATATGAAAATAACATTAAGAACACTTGATTCTTCTAATAATGTTCCTGCTTTAAAAGAGAGTAGAAATTTAGAATTAAAAACTAAATTTGATACTCTTACATATTTAGAACTAGATACAAATTTTATAAATCTAGTTCAATATATTAAAGATATTCAATCTGTTATTTCAGATTTAAAGGCTTTGTCAAGTTCAACTGAATTATCAGATTTACTAGGAACAATAAAAGATAGAGTTGATTTATTAGAACAAAATTTAACAAAAATAGATTTAACAAAAGACTTAAATAAACCTGTATCAACTGAAACTGCCGAAAAACTTAATGAAAAATTAAATACAGCAGATTTTCTTATTAAGTCTATTAATAATGTTTCACTTAAAGGAACAGGCAATATAGAACTTAAAACTATCAATAACAATAATATTGTAGGTTCAGGTAATATCGAAATTAAACCAACAAAAGAGCAATTTATTGAATCTATTGTAACAGGTGTAGCAGGCGATGTCGGATATTATGGTATATTTGAAACATCAGAAACTACAAATTTTAATGATATTATACAAGGTTCTAAACTTAGAACTTCAACAGGTTCATCAATGATAGGAACTTGGCGACAATGTGGCAACCTTGAAAATAATAAAGCACTATTTTTAAGGATATTGTAATGTATAATAAAGCAGATTTAAGAAATGTTAGATTTTCAAATCCTTCTCAAACAAGGGTAGATTTTGAATTAAATCATAAAAATTTAGGTTGGATTCCTTATACTTTAGATATTAATAATATCAGTAATGATTTAGAACAAGAATTAAAAGAATTAATTTATAAGCACGAGATTAAAAATTATGAAAAACCTAAAAGAACTGAATTTAATCTTAAACAAGAAATCAATAAATTAGTTGTTACTACTTCTAAAGGTAATGTATTTGACGCAAATTCAGAAGCAAGACAAAATATGTGTGACGCTATTATAGCAAGTGAAACACTAGGACAAACAAAAACAATATGGGTAATGGCTGACTATTCAAAGGTAGAAATAGATATTCAAGAATTGCGTGAAGCACACGCTTTGGCATTGTTGCAATATGCAAAAACAAAAGAGATATTATAGATTTTGTAAAAATATAAAATATTTTAAAATTTAAGGTTCTTTTAAGTTTATTAATGTTATAATACAAACATAAAAAGGAAGTTAAGGAGTTCTAGGGTTATCCAAAACTTAGAATAAAATGTTTATACAAGACCTTGAATTAACAAGGTCTTGATTTTATGATAAGTTTCTTATCCTTGATTTTTGGAAGTAGAACCTTAATGAATTGTAAAGTGAAATTACATCAATATTGGGATAAGTTTTTGCTAACCATTTTTACCTTTCTTGTTATGGCTTTTTGATAGTTCAAGCCTTAAATCAAACTATCTGTTCTTTTTGTGGCATTTATGTCGTTGATGAAATATGTTCCTTGATGAATTGATAAGAGTAATTACATCACTTTTATTATCAATAAACATAAGAACTTACGGTATATATTTCTACATTGTAAAAGATGTAGTTTTAAAATTTTAAGGTTACGAAATTTTATATAAAAACATTAGACCACTTACTCTTGATTTTATCATCAAGGCGTATTTCATCTTATCTCCTCCTTTCTAATGAAGTCAAGACCCTAATTCACGATTGTTAGGGTCTTTTTTTACAATATTAATTTATTTAAGTGTATTTTAAGTGTTTAAGAGTATTAAATTTGTTTTCAGTTTTTTATTGTATAATAATACAAATTTTTAATAGGAGTATGATAATGTCAGCATTGAATAAAACAACTTCATCTGAAGCAGTCACAAATATAGCAGGCGGAAAAGCATTTAAAAGAACAAATCCATATAATACTTTTCTTAGTATAGTAATGAATTGTCTTAATAATTCAGATAATTACTATAAATCAAACAAACAAGTTCAAGAAAACCTAGAAATTTTACTTGATGAATTAGATAAAGAATTTATCGCTAAATCTGTAATATTCTTAAGAGAAGAATTAGGATTTAGATATATTAGTAAGGTATTAGCAAACTATCTTATTAAAACTGCTAAATCTGAAAAATATCTTAAACCAATGCTAATTAGGTCTTTTATAAGAGTTGATGATATGACCGACCAATTTGCAATATCAGGAAGAGCAAATTCACTTAGACGTGCTATGAAATATTGTTTAGAGAATAAATTTAATCTCTATCAATTTAAAAAATACACATCTATCAATAATCAAGTTAAACTTAAAGATATAGTTAAACTATCAAGACCTAATCCAAATAAGTTTAAATTTGATAAACAAGGTTTAGATGATGTATATAAGGCAATTATTGAAGATAGACTACCTAATATCAACACAGCACAAACTTTAAATGCAGGTAAAGTTAAATATACTTTTGACAACATCAAAGATTTAGGTTATATGGCTCTTATTAAAAACATAAGAAAAATATTAACAGAATCACCTGAATTATATGATTATATTATTGAGAGAATACAAGATAAAAATCAAATTCAAAAATCAATGATTTTGCCATTTAGATTTTATGATTGTATGGAGTCTATTCAAGATATTAAATTCGACCAATTTAAACTAAGAGAATTAACAAAAACTTTGTTTTATTGTATGAAATTATCAGCAGAACAACTTAAATTAGATGGTGTTTATGCACTTTGTCTTGATGAATCAGGCTCAATGGACGGAACACCATTTAAATATGGTAAAGTTTTAACATCTATTTTAATGTCTGATAAATCAGTTGCTTATACTTGGGCTAGTCACTGCAAATTTGTTGTTGCAAATCCAATGGATTTTCTAATGAATAGAAGTTGTAATGGCGGTGGAACATATGCAGAAGAACCATTAAAAGAATTAATCAGAACTAAAACATTAGTAGATACAATTTTTATATTTACTGATATGGAATTATACGGCGATAGTTCTTTGCAAAAATATTATAATCAATATAAAAGTAAAGTAAATCCTAATGTTAAGTTAGTTCTTTGGAATTTAGCACCATATGGCGATAATACACCAATTAGATTTACTAAAGATGTAGTAGAGATTAACTCTTGTTCTGATAAATTAATACCTTATATAGGTAAAATTCTTAAAAATCCTAATTATATAATAGATAAAATAAATTCTATTCAATTATAATTAATAAGGGTCTTTTGTTAAAATAAATATATTATAAAGGATATATTAATGATAACACTAGACCCTTACTATTCAATAGAAATGTATAATCACTTTTTAACTGCACTTGATAATAATGGTGTAAATTGTGATATATATTGTTTAGCAAAACCACCTTTTCATTTTTATCTTGATATTCCTAATCCATTATTAGTTAATTATGATGAATTACCTGATAATTTAAGAAAATATTTAGTTAATATAACTAAACCTGCTACACCTAATGACACATATTTACTACAACGTAGATTTATTGATGATTCTATCAAAACTTATAATAAGTATGCCACAAATTTACCATTATTAGAAGCAGAAAATTCTAATTATGCTTGTTTCTTTATGGTAAGAAATAGAGAACACGCACTTCAATTAAGTAATGAAATAGGTAAAATATATTATTTTGGATTTTATTATAAGAAATATAAAATTTGTTTAACTACTAATGAAAATATTAAACTTCAAAATTCTAATCTTATTTTAGTAGAAAAAGAAACTAATACTATACAAATGGAATTAGATTTAAATTTTAAAATTTTTAAATTAAATGATAGATTAAAGAAATATGCGCAAACACCTTATATATTAAATGGCAGATATTATCCAACTCAAATTCAACAATTTAATCATCTTGTATAAGGTTATTAAACTAAAATTTCAGGATATTTTATTTGAAATTCATCAAATTCTCTATAATATTTAATTAATAAATTTTTATTTTCTTCTGATTTTGATTTTTCACATTTATTAATCATTTTAACAAGATATTGCAATTCTTGAAAAATTTTATCATAAAAAGTAAAATCTTTATTCTGAATTCTAAATTTATTTTTATTTCTATTATAAATTCTTAATATATCATTAATAGTATAATACAATTTAAATCCTTTACACTCCTAATTTCATTAATTCAAGAATATAGTATCAGCAGTTATTCTACAAATTCCTGATGAAGTATTTAATTGGTCGCCTGCAACTTGCTTAACATCTGAACCTTGAATTTGTCTTGTATAATCTTTATTAATTATCTCTACTTTATCTTGCTCTACTTTAGTCAATGAATTTTTAAGTATATGTGTGTATTCATCTTTTGTAATATATGTGTTTAATGTGCCGTCAGGCATATAAGTTATATCTGTTCCTGACCTATGATGTGTTCTAATAGTTTCTGAACCTTGTGTATCTGAAAATTCTTGATAATGTCCTGATATTGTTTCTAGGATATGCTTATTTGTAGGACTAGAATTAGGATTTATTTCATTATGTGAAGCGATAGTTCCAACAACAATAGGCATATTAGGATTATCGTGGTCTAGGTCACAAAATACCCAAGTTCCTATTTCTAATATAATATTTTTACCAAATCCTGCACGTCTTGAACCTGATTGTCTAGTTAATGGATTTGTAGGATTTGATTTTTCATTAGAATCAAATTTATCTGTTGAGTGATAGCCAATATATTCAATTGTTTGCATAACTTCAGACCAGGGCAAATCTGCGTCTTTTACTTCATCAGGGTGTAAAGCAAATATTCTGACTTGAACTCGTCCGTCTTTTGTTGGCGAATTATTATTAACTACTATACCACGATATAAACCCATTTATAACTCCTATAATTTATTATAATTATTTATAGTATAAATTTGATATCTGATTTTTATTAACTACTTAATATTGACTGAATTTATTTAATTAGTTTTAATCTTTAATTTTTAATTAAGTAGTTAATAAATTTAGGATTGAATTTACTTTTTAAATTTTTGCTGTAAGCAAGAGATTAAAAAATTTTAATTCAATAAAAGTAATGTATTTCTATTATATAGAATTCTATTAAAATTTAAAATTTAATCTTATTTTTATTAACAACTTAATTTAATCTTAAATTAGTAATAATAAAGTTATAATATAAGAATTGATTAAGTAGTTAATAAATTTAGGATTAAAAATTAAATTCTGAATTTATTTGATATTCTTATTATAAAAATTTATATAAAATTTAAATTTATATCCTATTTTTATTAACTACTTAAACTAATCTTAAATATATGCACGATTTGCACGATATTTAATTTTCTTAAGTTTATTTTAAGTTGTTAATAAATTTAGGATTGAATTTTATTTTTAATATATTTCTATTATATAGATTAATATAAATTCATTTTTTTAATATATTGCCTACGGCAAAAAATTAAATTTGTATCTATATTTTATTAACTACTTAATCTAATCTTAAATTAGTAATAATAAAATAACATATTAAATAAGAATTAAGTAGTTAATAAAATCTGCATACGAATTCAAAATTTTATATAAATCTCTATAATAGAATATCAAATAAATTCAGAATTTAAATTTTAATCCTAAATTTATTAACTACTTAAAATAAACTTAAATAAAATAATTAATTATAGATATTAAGAATACATTAAGTAGTTAATAAAATTCAGATATTAAATAAATTCTCTATAAATAAATCTAAATAGGAGCATTAATATGAGAAAAAAACTATCTGACTATTTAAATCAATTACAAGATAAAAATATATATCTTTTACACGCTGATATGTTTCCATTTAAAACATTTAATTCTTACAATCTAGGCATACAAGAGCAAAACTTAGTTAATATCGCTTGTGGTCTTGCCTATACAGGCAAAAAAGTAATAGTATATGGTGTTTGTGGATTTATTTTATATAAAGCATTCGAGCAGATTAAATTTAACACGCAATGGTGTAAAGATAAATCTTGTATTATATTTTGTAATGCAGGACATACAGGTTGCTATGATTTTATTAATATAGGACACACAATTAAAGATGATTTAGAAATAGCAAAACTCTTAAATTTAAAAGTATATACGCCTACACATCAAAATTTTATACAAATTATAGAATCCTTACTAAATAAAAAAGGTTCTTATCTAGTAAGGCTTGGCAATGATTTAAACTAGATTAAGTAATCAGGAAAATTATCAATTAATAATTTATTAATAATATTAATTTTATCTATATATTTCCGTGCTGAATTTACTATATTATTATAATATTTTATATTTTTATCTAATTCTTTAATAAATTTAGAATATAAAATTTCTTTTGGTATATCTTTGGTAGCACAATGAAAATTATAATTTCTTCTATTTGAAAAATTAAAATAAATTTTCTTTGATTTTAGTGATATTCTTGCACGACATACTAAATTTTTATAATCTAAATCAAATGCTATATCTTGCCACGATTTTGTTAATTTAAAATCTTGATTAAATTTTGATTCAGATTGTTCTATTTCTTCAGTAAATTTATCATTACTAAATAAATTTTTAATTTCAATATAATTATCTAATATTGATTTATAATTTATATATTGAGCGTTTTCTGATTTATATTTTATGTTCAATTCTTTATAAATATATTCTATTAAATATTGTGGCTCTAAAAATGTTATTTCATAAAAACTATCAGTATTATCATTTAATACAAATTTATTAGATTTAAAATCAAATACATACGTTGCTTCAACAGATTCATATAAATCAGTAATATATATGCAAATATCTATGTTTTCATTATATGAAATATAACATAATACGTTATATTCATCAGGAAAATCTTTAAAAATTTTAGGCAACTCTGAAATTTCATAATATTTTTTCACTCTATACTTTGTATTCATATCAAAAACTCCGAAAAATTAGTTTGTATTGCATTACGTGAATTATTAATTTTATCTTGGAACAAATTACATAAATCTATTTTATTTTGATAATAATTTGTCAATGAAATATATTTTTTATTAAATAAGTCTTTTACATAATCAACTGACACTGAACTTACTGAACTTATAGAAAAATCTTTTATTGCAATTTTTTTATTATCCTTTATAATTTCTAATTCGCAAATATCATCTAATACATAAAGATTAATAATTACATTATTTAAATTCAAGAAATTATCATTATAAAATAAATTAATTTTTTGATATCCATAATCTGTTATTCTGCCTAAACTTTTAATTGAATTGACTAAGCGTTTTTGTGCGTCAAGTTCATATATTTGAATCTTAGTTTCTTCTATAATATTTAATCTGTGATTTTCACAATATCCTAAATATTCTTGAAATCTTTGAAAAAACTTTTTTATTTGTTTTGTATCATCTTCAACTGAATCAATTACTTTACTTGCTTTGTATTTAGAATTTAAAAATTCATCTAATTTGTGACTATTTTTATGTAATTCATCGTGCTTAGAATTTATTATAAAAACATTATTTTCAAAATCAAAATCATATTCAAAATCTGATGTTAGAATTGTCAATTCAAGTTTTAACTTATTATAATCAGGTTCTCTAAATCTATAATAAAGTCTTTCTTTTGTATTGTTAAATTTGTATAACAATTGTATTAAGTCATTTAAAGATAAAACATTTAGTGTTCTTTTCATTGCTGTAATCCTTTAATCGATAAGGGAATTATAAATTAAATTCCCTTAAATTAAACTAAAGCATAGTTTTAAGAGATTCTAAATCATTATCTGATACTTCTCTATTTAAAATATCTGTTCTATAATTTAGAATTTCTGTTTCTTGTGGCAAGACTTCATTTTTATCTGAATTTATATAAGCGTCCGCCCATTTTACAGGATTTGTATCATATCCTTTAAATAATATATTCTCGCCTATTGCTTTTAAACGTCTATTAATAGTATATTTAATATAAGTCTTAGCAATATCTGCATTCATACCTAGAAATGAACCTTTAGAAAATAGTAAGTCTATCCATACTTCTTCATCTTTATATGCTTCCTCATATAATTTATGAATTTCAGGTTTAAACTCTTTATAAACTTCAACAAATCCTTCATCTTCTTTAGTTTTTAGAATATTAAGCAAAGTTTGTGTAATTGCTAGGTGCATATTTTCATCTCTACAAATTAGTTGTAAGATATTGCCTGTGCGTTCCATTAATCCTTGCGAATAGTGAAGACTCCATATTGTAACAAATCCTGAATAAAATCTTACACCTTCAAGAATATTAATAGTAACAAGAAGTCTTAATATTGCTAATTTAAGTTCTTTAATTTTATCAAATTTAAGACCTTTTATTTGGCAGTAATTATATTCTGTTACTAATTCAAAACAGATATTATAAGGTTCTGATATAGACTTAGCAATATACATTAGTTCAGGAATTTTAAAAGATTCATCAAAAATCTCACCTGGATTTGGATAAACACCCCTTAAAACTTCTGTATATGATTTTGAGTGTTTAGCACCTTCAAAATATTGCCAAGTTAGCATACAATTTTCTAATTCAGGAATAGTTGTAATTAGTCCTAGACTTGATAAAATTCCACGTCCTTGCAAAGAATCTAAGAAAATTAACTTTTGTAGAACTCTTGTATATGCGTGCTTCATAGGTTCAAGCATTTTAGTTTCATAATCAATTTTATCAGGGGTTAGTTTTATTTCATCGTGTCGCCAATCTAAACCTTGCATTTTGTCGTTAAGATTATCAAAAATAGGATATTTCATTATATCAAATTTCTGTGTGTTTCTACCTGTTCCTAAAAACATCGGTTCTTTTGTAAAGTCTATAAATTTAGGATTATAAAGACTTGCTTTAGAATCATATGTTTTTACATTATCAGGATTTAATGTAATCATTGTTACTCCTTTGTAATTTTTATAAAATTTAAGCAATTATAAGTTATAATGGCTTAATAATCCCTTAATAGATTAAGAACATTTAAGAGTATTTTAATTTGATATATTATATAATTCATCAAAAATTAGTATTAAAAGGACTACAATGTCAGATTTAGTTAAATTTAATCCTGATGATTTAAAATCTTTATCAACAGAAAAATTAAATACACTATTGCAAGAACAAATAAAAATAGCAAAATCAAAGAAAACACTACAATCAGCAGTTAAAACTATTCTTGCTTCATTATATGGTGCATTAGGTAACAATCACTTCAGATTATTTAATGTTGAAATAGCAAGAGCAGTTACATCACAAGTAAGATTTTATCTTAAATTATTATCTAAGAGAATGAACGATTTTCTTAACTTATATTGTGAAACTAAAGACGTAGATTATACAATAGGAGCAGACACAGACTCAAACTATTATGAATTAGAAAATGTAACGAAAAAGTTATTCACTCCGACTGATACATTAACACAAAAAATAGACAAATTAGATGAATTTATTGAGAATAATATTCAAAAAGTAGTAGATGAAGTGAATCTTGAATTAGCAGATATTTTAAACGCCAAAGACGCTTCAATGATTAAAGCAGAGCGTGAAGCAATATCAGATGTTGCTATTTGGGTAGCAAAGAAAAGATATGTAATGCGTGTTTATGATATGGAAGGGGTAAGATATGCAGAAGACGAGCCATATTTTAAGAAAATGGGTTTAGAGATTGTTAAATCATCTACACCTGAATATTCTAAAATTAAACTTACGCAAGGAATGAAATTACTATTTGATAAATCTAATGAAGACCTAAGAATATGGTTAAAATCAGTTAAAGATGAATTTATACATCAAGATTTAGATAAAATAGCAAAAGTTTCATCTGTATCAAATCTTAATTATAATTTAGATAAAGTAGAATATGATGATAAAGGACGTAAAATTGCTATACCTATTAATTCACGTGCAGTTTTAGTTTCTAATAGATATATATTAGATAATAACTTAAATTTTAACTTAATTCAAGAAAATGATAAAGTTAAATTGTTATATCTAGTTGAGCCAAATCCTTTAAATTCCAATATATTTGCATTTACTGATGTTAAATTTGCTAATTTATTTAAAAAGTATATAGATTATGACACTATTTGGGATAAGTATTTTCTACAATTGTTAAAGATTATGACAGACCCTATTAATTACAATATAGACACACAAAGCGAGATTTTAGATGAATGGTAGTAATAGTTTTACGATAGATAAAGCGGTTCATTGCGGTGTTTCTTGTATAAATGGCACAACAGCAGATTCTTTTGAGTATTTTTATAAACTTTGGGAATTAGATAAATCAGTTAAATTAATTTTTACAAACAGATTGCCTGATTATAATTTTTATACTTCTAAATATAATATAGACACAAATTGTTTTAAGAATTTTATAGAATTAGATTATAAAGACTTGCATAAGTATAAATTTAATAAACTTTTAACGTTCGCACACCATTTAAATAAGATTTTGCACCAACTTAAAGAACCTTTGAAAATTGATAATCTTTATCATATTAAAAACGAGTTTAATAATATTCACAAAATCACAGGGGAATATCACGGATTTGGTGAGTTTAAGGAAGTTACAGGATTAAATAATTATATCTATAAATTGAATTTTGATATTCATAATACCTTCAATAACAATAAAGATTATATACTATATAAATGTAATTCAGAAACTTTAGAATCTATTAAGATTAAGTCTAATTTAAAAAATCTAATTAAATACTCTAATAATGAATTTATTAATATATTTGAATTAATATATAAATTAGTATATGTTAAGACAAATGGTTGTTTTGATAGACACCCACGAATTTTTGATGAATGTAAATTTCACAATATAGATATAGAATTTCATAATCTAGGCACTATTTTGGACGGCTCTGTATTAAGATATAATTTCTTATTACATAATGGAATACAGCCAAGATACTTAACAGAACAAGATGAAATAATACAACTAATGTTAAACTAAAGGATTAAAAATGGATTATCTACAAGACCAACTTATTACATATATAGGCAATAAAAGAAAATTATTAGATTTTATCGGTATAGCGATAAATCAAATAAAATCTGACTTAAACAAATCAGATAAAGATAAATTATCAACTGCTGATTTATTTTCAGGTTCAGGTGTTGTTTCAAGATTTCTTAAACAATATTCATATCAAATACAAACTAATGATTTAGAAAATTATGCATATACTATTAATAAATGTTATTTAAATATTAATAAAGAAATATATGATGAATTATTAAATTTAAACTTAGAACATTTATTTAATGAATTTAAATCTGATAACTCTAAATCATTTATATTAGATTTATATGCTCCTAAAGATGAAAATAATATTACTGAATCTGATAGAGTGTTTTATACACGTAAAAATGCAGAATTTATTGACAAATATAGACAATTTATTGATACTTTGCCTAATTATAAAGATTATTTACTTGCACCATTACTTTATCAAGCAAGCGTAAAAGTTAATACATCAGGGGTATTTAAAGGATTTCATAAAAATGGGAAAATAGGTCAATATGGTGGCAAAGCACAAAATTGTTTATCAAGAATTAAATCAGATATAGAAATATTATTGCCTGTATATTCAAATTTCAAAACTGAAAATATAATTTATAAAGATTATGCAGAAAACGTAGCAGGATATATGGAAAATTGCGATATTACTTATATAGACCCACCATATAATCAACATACTTACGGCTCTAATTACTTTATGTTAAATTTGATTAATGATTATATAAGACCTACTGAAATATCTAAAATTTCAGGAATTCCTAGTGATTTTAATAGAAGTATATTTAATTCAAAATCTAAGGCAGAATCTGAATTAGTTGATTTAATCTCTAAAATTAAATCAAAATATATTATAATGAGTTATAACAACGAAGGATTTATAAATTATGATACATTTACTAAATCTTTAACAAAAATAGGCAAATTAGATGTATTAGAGCAAGATTATAACACATATAGGGGTTCAAGAAATCTTAATCAAAGAGATATAAAAGTTAAAGAATTATTATTTATTTTAAAGAAACATTAAGAATTATCTAAGTTAATTTTAAGTATTAATAATATACAATTCTATTAAATCAAATACAGGAGTTATAAGATGACTAAACACACCAATCACATTAAATCAAAATCAAGGCTAGAGCGTGAAAATGAGTTGATAGATTTATCAAAACAAAATGGCAAAATAACTGAATTTGTTAAAATACAAAAAATAATTATAGGTGTTTTGGCAGGATTATTGGTATCAGGAATTTTATTAATTTCTGATTTAGTATATAAGAATATAAATTTAAATTCTAAAATTAAAGATACTGATACAGAATTAAAAAACAAAAAATCAGAATTATTAGATTTAAATAATACTCTTATTAATAACTATTCTATAATAGAAAATTTAAAAACAGATATTATATTAAAATTCACTAAAGAAACTATATTAACTGATTTAGCCAAATATGATTATATTTCAGAAAGAGAACAAAAAATTATATACAATTCTGTAATTAAATATTCTGATTTATATAAAATAAATCCATTAATTTTATATGGAATTCTATTTACTGAATCTACATTTAAAACAGATATTCAGCACGCTAAAGTTAATCTTATTATTGATAATAAGAAAATTCAAACAAGAGCGATAGGTTTAGGTGGTGTAGTTTGGGAATGGTGGTCTAATGATTTAAAAGAAAACAATATAGCACAAACAAAATCAGACCTTTTCGATATAGACACAAATATTAATGCCACTGCATACATTTATACAGAAATGTTTAAACGTGCTAAACTTAAATCAGCAAGAACACAAACTGAATCTGCACTAATGAGATATTTTGGTGGCGAATACAAATGGTATTCTGATAGAATTAACTCAAAAATAGTTCAAATAATTAATGATATGCTTCTAAATTAATATTATATTAAGTTTTAATATAGTAATATTTTATCAAATTCAACATAAAGGAAAACAAAATGTTTTTTAAATATAATAGTTATTTAATCTCAACAGAAAATGTATCTGTTGTAATTTTCGATAAAGAAAAACAAAGGCTAACAATTAATTTTAATTATCCTATTAATATTAAAATTAACAATTACAGGACAAAACAGGTTTCAGATTATCTTTATCTTATAGTTGATGAAAATCAAGAAAATGAAATATTTACTTACTTCAGCAACGATAAAGATTATATAAAATTCACAACAGGTTCTACCACAATTTTTGTAAAAATCAAATTTATATCTTATATTAAAACAATAGAAAATGAATTAAAAATTGTATATAATCTTACACACCCTATTAATATAGACGGCTCTGCAAAAGTTACAACAACTGCTGAATTTGTTTATAAATTCTTTGATAATTTAGAACATTTTAATGAAGAAGTAACTAGAATTTCAAAAATAATTAATCTTAAAAATATAGAAGAGATTAATCAATAAGGATTAATATGCAAGAAACACAAGAGTTGCAAAATATTAAGAATACAGAAACTTCAAATGTTGATGATTCTTGGGTAGATGAAATAGAGATTTTAGAAATCCCTAAACCTGAATATAACTATCCTGAAGATATGAAAAAACACGTAGAGCAAAATATACCTTTGCCATATACAATTGATGATGTTGATAAACGTGTTCCTTTTCTTATGGATTTACAAAAAGATGTATGCTTTGTAAATGAAAGAATCTTTGAAGAAAAAGAAGGTGCTTTTGAAGAATATGAAGCAAAGCGTGATATTTACGTAGAGAATTTTAAAGAATTATATAGACAAGTAAGAGATGATTGGGTTAAATATGATAATCCTGACGATAACCCCTGGAAATCTGATTTAATTGATATATATCAAGATGATTGGCACTCTTACGAACATATTAAATCTAATTATACACAACACTTTAAAATTGATTATACTAAAGATTTTAAACACGTTGATTTTCTTACTGAAGATTTTGAAAAAGACCCTATGAAATTTTTTCTTAATCTTGCAAATACAAATAAAGAATTATACGATAAGAAAATGCGTGAATATCAGTATCGAAATCGTGCTAGATATTGGAAATTAAGTTATGAAGAGTTTTTGCAATTAGATAGATATGATACAAGAAGAAATAATTATCCTAAACCTGAAAATACCGATTGTGGATATGATAGGGATTATATGAATATTCCTAGACCACCTGAAGGAGTAACATATCCTGTCGGCAATAATTATATATATCTTTGGTGCAATTACAATTTACTAGACCTAGAACGTGAAATGGCTTTTCATAATCATATGCCAAAATTACCAAGTCTTAATATAGAAGATTGGAAATTCGATAAGATGGGAAGAGATGGTATAGAAAATGACTTTTTCAATCGTAGAATTCCTGATTTTACACCACAAGGATTGATAGACGCAGTATTGTTTAAATATCCTTTTCAAGACGGAAATTGGAACGGATTAAGATATGAACCTAGTGGCAAAGAACTTGATTATTATGGATATTTTACACCTAGACAAGCAGACCTAGAATTTAAAAAGAGAAGTGACCTAGTAATGGTATCGCATTATCAAGATGAAAAAGACCTTAAAGATTTATGTGAAAAGTATAAAATAGACGGAATAGCCCTAGATTGGAACAAAGACCTAATTAAAAGATTAGTTGCTAGTTTAGAAATGGGATTAATTAAAGAAATTAACGATGATACTATATTTGATGTAGAACATAAAATTATTGACCCTTTTCCGCCTGTATTAACTGAAGAAGACAAATTAAGAATTCAACAAGAAAAATTAGAGCAAGAGCGAATAGCAGAAGAAATCACAAAAGACGCACTAGAACGTGCAAAAAAGCGTGATGAAGAAGCAAAGTATAAAATCTTGCAAAATCAGTTATACTCTGAAAGAGTGCAATGGTGGCGTAAATGGAACGATTTGCAAAAAATGGTAAATCCTAACGTTCAAAATTATATTAATACAGAAGGCGATGATTGGGCTGACGGAACACACGAAGCAGGTATTGAAAATTATAAGAATTTAATATATACTTACAAAGATAGAATAATAGAAAGATATTTAAGACTTAATAATTTACTTGATAAATCAGAACAAGAAAAACAAGAAATTATTAATTCAAAATTTCAATTATCTAACGAACAACAAGAAAAATTTGACTTGTATTGTAAAAATAGAGATTACCTAGAAAAAGGAGCAGATGTGAGAGATTTTGAATTAGATGAAGATTATGGTGCAGGCGAAGTTCATCAATTAACTTTAGAAGAATTTAACGCACTTGTTAAATTAGAGCAAGAGAAAAAAGAGCGTGAAAACGCACAACTACAATTAAATAAAGGAGTCCAAATGGAAAACACACAAAATCCACAAACTAATAATACACACGATTTAAGTGATGAAACACTAGATTCACTACTTAAAGCACTTGAAGGACTTGATACACCTAGTTCATCAGTTGTTACAGAAAGTAACATTATAGACGTTGATACTATTGATGAACCACCAACAATTCCTGTGAAACATATTCAAGAGCCACAAAATGTTACAAAAAGTAACACTATATCAGAACATTCACAACAATCACAAGAATTACAACAATCTTTTGAAGTTGAAAAACCTAAATATGTCAATCAACACGAGCCATTACAGGCAATAGTTGATACACCTGATAATACAATTAAAGAAACTTTATTGAATGAAAATGTAGAACAAGAGTATAAACCTAAATATACACAACAAGAATTAGATAAAGTTGAAATTCCTGATGTTCCGCAAGAGTGTGATAAACCTTTACCAAAAAATAAATCAGATTATACATTTTATGATTTTGATATAATAGAACAAACAGAACGTGAATTTGCCGAAAAATGGCTAGACCTTGAAGATGAAATGAAATCTGTTAAAGAGCGTATGAAACTTCTTAAAAAAGAATATGAAGATAAGTCAATTAATCCACAATCTGTTATTAAAGCACTTAAAGCAGTTGAAAAACGCTATAAAAAGACTTCTGATGAAATTGAAGAAGAAGCAAGAGTATATAGTCACTTGTCAAAGGATAAGTCAATATTATTAAGAATTTCAGGTAAGATTTCTGACCGCAAGAAAAATCAATTAGCGTGCGATGATAAGAGTGTTGAAGGTATAATGGCTAATAATGAGTGTAAAAATGTAGGACGGCAGAAAGAATTATGGAATTTTATAAATGATGATAGACACAATTTTATAATGGATTCTTAAGGGTTATTAACATTAATAAAATTAATAAAATTAATAAAGTTAATAATAAGGTCAATAATGAAATATAGTCCGTATAGTTTTTCTAAAATTTCTTGTTACCAAGATTGTAATAGAAAATTTAAATACAAATATATTGATAAGATTAAAGTTCCTATTAATAATGAAGCATTAGTTAAAGGTTCTAAAATTCATAAAATTTTAGAACTTGAAGACTTTACTAATTATAATAATGACTTAGAATATAAAGAAATTATTGATAAATTTGTAAATTCTGATATAGGTAAGGATATTTTTTCTAAAAAATCTATTAAAGAATATCAGATTAAATTAGATTCTAGGATTAATCCTTGTAAAACAGACCATATATTTGTTGGATATGTAGATAGAATTAATCAATCTGATATATTAGAATTAATAGATTATAAAACAGGTAAGTATAAGGAATTGCAGTATCAATCTTTTACTCAATTGATATTTTATGCTATATATTTCTTTAGAAAATACAGCAATATAGACAAAATTAAGATTAGATATGTATATGTAGAACATTGCCTAGAAAATACTTTAGAATTAGAAAGACAATATTTAGATGTATATTTAGATACATTTAAGAAATCTATTATAGAAATTGAAACATCTGAATATTACCTAAAGAATACTAAATTTTGTAATTGGTGCGAATATAAAGATTTATGTGATAAAGATTTAACATAAGTTAATAAACTAGATAAATAGTTTTAATTAAATTAAAACTGATTATAAAGGTTATTTCTAATGAATAAATCACTAAATGAAATTTTGATTAATAATATCAAGAAAGATGGTAAAATTGTTCCATTGTCTGAAAATATAGATATGGAAAACACTGAAAAAATACTTATGGATATGATAGAGCAAAAGAAAAAGACTTCACTTGCTTATGAAATATCAGAAGTTCAACCTATGATAGCACCTGTTGGCATTGTATTCGTATCTAATTATGATTACGCACAAGAAAAGATGACTATCGGCAAAATAAAAGTAGAAGCACAAACTTCTAAAATTAAGACAGATATTACACAAGAAGCACTAGATGATTTGGCTCAATTTGGTAAGGATTTTGAACTAATAGAGAAATTTGTTCGTAGAGCAAGTGATAATGATGAAAATATGAAATTCGTTCAGTTTCTTAACACAAAATCAACTGCTATGCCTGATTTGAATATGACTGCATATGATTCAACTAATTCTGAAAATTCTTTGTTTATTCTATTAAAGAGAATTACAGAAATAGTATCAGAAATCAATAAATCAAACTATATGACTTTTAGTTCATATTGTGTAGTTCCTGCCAAATTTGCAAGCATTCCACTAGGTCAAGGATTTAATAACGTATCTGAAGAAAATGAGTTATTTTTAGGTGCTTATAAGAAAGTAAGATTTTATCTAAATCCTGATATTAATGACGACCAAATATACGTAGGATTATGTTCTAAAATAGAATCAGGCGTATCATCAATTATATTTAGTCCTTATCAATATCTTATTTCAAAAGCACAAGACCCTGAAACAGGTATAGAGAAGTATTTTGTATTTAATAGGTATCAAATTACAGAAAACCCATTAAATCAAACTAAGATGTATAAATTTAAGATTAAAATCAACTAATTTTTGATAACATAAAAGTATAAGGGGAATTAAAAATCCCCTTTTAAATAGGAGTATAAATGATTAAAGTAAAAGATATTATGGATTTTAGATTTGAAAATTTATATCTTGAGGATATAGATGAAATACAAGATAAAGAGCGAGATTATAGAGAATATATAAATGAAGCAACTGCCAATCCTATCAAAGAGTTAAACTCTGTTGAACTAAAGAAAAATCTTAAAAATCTAGGCATAAAAATTAAAGATTTTGTAGAAACAAACGCAATATTTAGTATTACTTTATATAAAATAGATGATGAAATATATACAAATTTAAACACTCTGCTTAAAGATTATGACTTCAAAATAGAAGTTAGTAAAAAATCAATTATTATTTTTAAACCTTAAAAATTTTTTATTCCTATTTTTATAGATAGGAATTCTCTTTTTATTAGTATATTACATTTTAGTTACAATATTATATTAAATTAAGTAGTTAATAAATTTAGGATTATAAATTTGTTTTATGATTTTGCTGTAAGCAAAGAGAGTAAAGAGATTAAAAAATTTAAATTTAAATTTAATATATTTCTATTATAGAGAATTTTGTTGAAATTTAAATTTATATCCTATTTTTATTAACTACTTAATCTATTCTTAATTTTATATATTAAGTTTATTATTTAAGTTTAATTTAAGTAGTTAATAAAAATTGCATACGAATTTAAATTTAATTTTTTATTGTTCTTTATTATAAGAATTCTATTGAAATTTAAATTTCTATCTGAATTTTATTAACAACTTAAACTAACATTAAGAAATCTTATCTTACAGATATAGTGTCTTAAATATTAAGTAGTTAATAAATTTAGGATAGAAATTCAAATTTTTATATAAATCTCTATAATATAAATCAATAAAATATTAAATTTAAATTCGTATGCAATTTTTATTAACTACTTAATCTATTATTAATTTATTAAATTAATTTTAATCTTTAAGTTTTATTTAAGTAGTTAATAAAATTCAGATATGAATTCATTTTTGCCGTAGGCAATATATTAATAAAAATAAAGAAATTAAATTTATTGATTTATATTATAGAGAATTATATAAAAATTTAAATTTCTATCTGAATTTTATTAACAACTTAAACTAACATTAAGAAATCTTATCTTACAGATATAGTGTCTTAA